TCATCAGCGCGACGAGCGGCTGGGCTGGATGTGGGACACCGCTGCCAGCACGCTCGCCATCCTGACCATGTTCGACGGTCTGGCTTACATGGACAAGAACGCGGTCGACTTCGATGACGGGCAGGATGGATCGGGTCGGTGGCATGACACCAACCAGCCGCTCGGCGCCTTCAACTACGCCGCTACCGGCTGGCATTCGGGCGGCTACATCATCCCTATGGCGATGTACGATGCGTCGGGAGACGCGTCGATCATCGCCCGGCATTGGGCCAAAATGAAGGCGGGGTTCGCCAACGAGCCCTGCGCCAACAAGTGGGGCGACTTCCTCAACAATGAGGGCATCCTCACTGATGGCGACGTGTTCCGGTACGCCTTCGCCTGCTACGCCGCGCAGCTGATGGTGCGGGCGGCCTCCGTCATGAACGACGCGGCCGCGCTCTCCGATGCGCAATCGAAGCTGGCCAGCTTCACTGCGACGTTCCAGAGCTACATCAGCAGCGACGGCACCATCCGTGGAGAGTCCCAGACCGCCTATGCCCTCGCGCTGGCCTTCGGCCTGGCCGGCGACAGGGCGGCGGCATGTGCGGTCAAGCTGGTCGCCAATGTCCAAGCGAAGGGCATCGTTGCCGGGATCGTCGGCAGCAAGTTTGTCTTGGAGGGCCTGACTTTGAGCGGCCGGGGTGATCTGGCGTTGGCGGCGGCCACCGACACGACCAAGTCAGGCTGGGCGCAGGCGCTGGCTCAGGGCCTCACCCTGATCCCCGAACGTTGGGACGGTGCCACCTACGTCATGACCGGGTCCGAGGACACCAACTCGCTCGGTCACCAGCTGCGCGGCGCCGGCATCGCCGAATGGCTGATCCAGCGTATTGCCGGCATCGTCATCGATCCGGCCGCTCCCGGCTACGCCAACATCATCCTGCGGCCGATGCCGCTTGGCCTCACGCGGGGGGGTGCCACCCTCACCACGATCAGGGGCCGCGTCAGTTCGCATTGGGTAAGCACGGCCAAGGGGTTCGCTTGGGACTTCGAGGTGCCCCCCGGCTGCACGGCAACAATCACGGTGCCTAGCACGCGCACCGTCAGGGAAAACGGCGCGGCGGTCACCTTCACCGCGCTTTCCCCCGATCCGCTCACCGGCAACCCCCGCTTTCAGGTCGGCGCCGGCCGCTACAACCTCACCGCATAAGGAACCGTCTCGATGGCTCTCACTCCCTTTTTCGTTGCGTCCTTCAACGGCCAGACCGCGAATGCCGACCTGACGGCCTATTCCCCGCAATCGGGCGACTTGAACGCCGCCTTCACGAAGGCCGGTTACGTTTCGCCCGAAGATGCAGCGGCAGGCGGTGTCCGCTTTCATTCGACCCGGGGGGCGCTGAAGGAGATCAGCACCAAGAGCGGCGTCAGCGACTATACCTACCTGGTCAACACCCAGCCGTCGCAGATCGAGAACGACATCCGGGTCGACTTCGTGTTCGGTCCCGCGCCTGTGTCAGGCGTCACGCTGGTCCACGGTGTGACCATCGGGGACAGCAACAGCAACAACCGGCTGAACGCCTATCTCGCTCACGGTAGCGGCGAAACCAGTCTCACCCTTCAGAACATCGTCGGCGGTACAGAGACGACGCCGGGTGCCCCTGCCGTTGTCCCGTACGCGGCGAACGGCAGCTACACGATGATCGTGCAGATCCGTGGCTCGGCCGGGTCGCTGACCGCGACCGCGCTGTGGGGGCCGACCGGCGGCGGCATGACAACGGTGTTCGACAAGGTGGCGATCCCGAACCTGACCATTCCCGGGCGAAGCATCGGCATCCGAATGGCGAGCGTCGGCGCCAACAATCAAGAGACAAACGGCGTCTTCATCGATGGGGCAAGCGCGTCGGCTTACACCGTCGATGGAACGACACCGCCAACCCCGACGCCTGCCGACCCTGACTTTTCGATCAGCAGCACGCCCGCCAGCATGGCTCTTGCGCAGGGTCGGTCGCTGACGACGAGGATCAACGGGCAGGTCGTCGGCGGCTTCAGCAGCAACGTCGCGCTGACGGTCGAGAATCTGCCAACCGGTGTGTCCGCGTCGTTCAGTGCCGCGACGCTTACGGGGGGCGCTGGTGACTCGACGCTGACCCTCACCGCGGCCGGCAATGCCATCACCGGTGCCAGCGAGATCATCGTCAAGGGCGTGGGCGGAGGCAAGACGCGAACCACGCCGATCTTGTTGCAGGTCGAGCCCCCGCGCGGCGCCGTCTACCCGGTGGTGACGAACGTCTTGTCGACCGATCTGGTGACGATCACCCGCAATGGCACCACCGAACAGGTGTCTGCCGCTGGCCTCAAGGCCTTCCTCGCCTCGTAAAGGAAACCCCATGCGATACCTTTATGCTCTCGCGGCCGTGATGCTCGCCGCCTGCACCGCATCGCCCGCCCTGGCGCAGTCCGTCACCGGCTGCGGCACCGTCGCCATCCCGAAGGCACAAACCAGCGATGCGGCGAAGCTGACGGCCGGCGCGGATTGCTTCGCCAAGGCGGAAGCGATCGCCGCGAGCGCCAAGCAGGCCCGCCGCGATCGTGCCGCCACGCTGGCGCCTGATCCCCGCGCCAAGCTGGGTATCAATGTCGGCGGCACCGCCTACTGGTCGGGCGAACAGACCTTCGCCAATCAGGCCGCAGTGCTGGAGTGGCGCGACCCAGCCGGCGGATGGGGCTATGTCGCCGCGGATCGCCTGAAGGGCGGCGTGCCCATGGCGATCGAGCCGGGGCACTCGCTGATTGCCTATCTGACCCCGCCTGCCGCGGCATTCCGCAGCGAAGGCCCGGAGACGCGCTGCACATGGACCGGCAAGGGCTCAGTGTGGACGGACGGCGCGGCTACCACCGACAGGGTAACCAACGGGTTCAGCTTCAGTTGGCCCAAGACGGCAAAGCCGGCCCAGACGGTGGCGATCAAGATCGACGCCACGGACGCCAGCGACCCGGTGCGGGATATCGACTGCCGGGAGCCGGCGGAGGGTAACGCGGTCTATGCGGCGCAACTGCTGAACTATCTACGGCCGTTCGGCGTGCTGCGCTTCCTGGACTGGTCCAGCACCAACGGCAATCCGGCAAGCGTGACCTGGGCGACCCGCGGGCGGGCTGGTGTCAACGCGGTGTCGGGCAGCGACGGCGTGGCTCTCGAATATCAGGTCGGCCTTGCCAATGCGGCCGGTGCGAACCCCTGGTTCACGATCCCGTGGAACGCCGACGAGGACTATCACCGTCGCGCAGCGCAGCTGGTCAAGGCTGCGATCCCCGCCGGTCGGCAGGTCTATGTCGAACTGTCGAACGAGGTGTGGAATTACCAGTTCGGGGTCACCGGGCAGGCGGAGCGCGAAGGCGTCGCGGCCAAGCTGTCGGATAATAAGTTCCAGGCCGCGCTCTCCCGCTATGCCCAGAAGACATCATGGGCGATGAAGATCTGGGCATCGGTGTTTGCTGATCGGCCGGGCCAGCTGGTGCGCGTCGTCTCCACGCAGAATGACAACCCGTGGACCGCGGAGGTGGTGATGGGCTGGGGCGATCTCGCGGCGAACGTCGACGCGCTGGCGACCGCGCCCTACTTCGGTCATGGGTTCTTCGACGCCAACCCGACCGAAACCAACGTCGACAAGCTAATGGGCGTCCTAGCCGGCTATGCGAAAGGCGTGGTGGCAGGCTCGGTGACGCAGAACGCCGCGATCGCGAGGAAGTACGGCAAGCGGTACATCACCTATGAGGCTGGTCAGCACGTTGTCGGGCCCGACCGTGTGCCGCTGGTCACGCAGATGCAACGGTCGCCGCTGATGGAGCCGATCTATCGCGATTTCGTAGCAGGTATGGCGGAAAAGACCGATCTGCTGACGCTCTACGCCGCGACGGGCGGGATCGGCCAGTACGGGGCATGGGGCCTGCGCGAATATGCCGGCCAGCCGATCGCGGAGACGCCTAAGCTGCGGGGGGTGGTGGGGCGCTAGCCGGACCGGTTAGATGGTCGGAATATAGCCCCAACACTCGCTGCTGATGTCAGTCCAACCCTCACCGAGGAACGACCCACTACGTCCGCCGCCCCAGCCTTCGTTGCGATGCTCGGCCATGTTTCCCTCCATCAAGGCGCTGCGGCTCGCGGACCCGATTATTGGCGCACCTGCTGTCCGATAGTGGTCACCGCCGCAGCCCCTCCCGCATACCCGATTCGCCACGCCGCCACAACCATCCGCTTGCCTGTCAAGGTGAAATGTGGCAGGGAATGGGTTCACGCCGGTGAAGGCTGAAAGGCTTGCCCGGAAGTGGTGGCGGCGACCCGAGAAGAACGGCGGCTAGGGCTCAAAGCGCGCCCGATGCTTCCGGACCGGTGAAACTCCGGATAAGCCGCTGCCCATGTATCGCGCTGTTTCGCTATGACCAAGCACGAACGGGCAACCGTAGCGCTGGCCGTGCTGCTGCTACACGAGGCCACGGAAAGCAACGATCCCGCCGCTGTCCGTACGCACGGTGTTCGCTTGGCCCTGCGCGTCCTGCTACCCCACTGTCCCGAACGCTGGCCCCTGCTCGGCTTCTGGGACGCGGCACAGCAGGACAACGACATCGGCCGCACCCAAGGCGTTACCGCGGCGTTCAACGGGATCGTGCGGCAGCTACGGGCGTCTGGGGCGTATCGGGATTGATCCGCGAAAGCACGAAGTCAGGCGACCGCCTCGTTATTCTTGCGGGCCATGCAGTCGCTTCCAAGCCTGAGCGAGTTCGTCCATATGGTTCGCAACGGCCAGCTGCTGGGCGCGCATTTCGTCTGTGACGTCCTTCATGGGGGCGTTGCCCTTCCCCATCATGTATCGCCAGCTGCCATCGTCGATGTCGGCAACCATTTTCCGGGCTTCGGCGGCCTGCGCCTGATACCATGCGATGCGTTCGTCGTGTGTCATGCCGCTAGCCTACGCCTGCAATCCAGTGTCGGGAAGGGGCACCCCCTTATCCGATGGCTCAAGGGCGGCGCGGGCTGCTGTGGCAGCGATACGGGCATTGTGCGCGCTGATCCAAGCACCGTCGCAATAGCGTCGCCCCTCAAAGGCAGCGTCGACATGATCCTGCTCCTCGACGGGATCGCACTCATTGACAGCGCAGAAGATGACGCGTGCGAGGTCTTCGTCGGTCATGACCTGAGGCTCCTAAGCACACGGGCAGTCAGGATGCGGTCAAGCCGGTCCCGCCCCTGATTGTAGGCCGTCTCCAAATCGTGCCAGTTGCGGTTGCTGATCGCCGCACCGATGGCCTGCATCTCTCGCGAGCGCAGAAGCGTCAAGGCTGCGGTTTCTTCCGCCACCAGCGCGGCGTCGTCGGGGGGCTGGGTCATGCGGGCTGGTCTTTGGCAAGGGCGATCAGGGATTTGCCGGCCGTCACAGCCGCGCTATATTCGCCCGGTCCCATGCTACGGCTGGCCTTGAACAGCGCCTGCATCAGCGTGTCCAGGCGCTCGCCCAGTTCGCGCTCTGCCTTGCGACGGCTATTCATCAGCGGGTGCGTGAAGGCGGCATCAACGCACGCGACCATATCACCGACGGCACACCGCCAGACTGCCGCTGCTTCACGCTTAGCCTCTTCGTCCTTCGTCATGCTCTATCTCTCACACAGGAGGATGGGGGAGTGGCTCACTCCTCCTCGGCGAAGTCGGACAGATCAGCGCGCCAACCGGCGATCTTACCGTCCGCGCTGATCGTCATGATGATGTAGTCGCCGTAGCCGCTGCCACCGGGGCTCATGCACGTCGGTACGTAGCCTTCCTTGGCGGCCAGCTTTTCGCCATGCTGGCCAAGGAGCGAGTAGGTGCCTTCGTCGCAGACCTTGTAGTGGATCGAGGCTGTCGTCCCGACCGGCCAGCCGACGATGTGGCCGGTGTCGATATCAATGACCGGACACCAGTTGTCGCCGCTGCGAAAAGGAATGAGGTCGCCTTCCTCGTCTGTGACGCCGTTCACATCGGCATCTTCCCAGTAACGGACGCCAGCAACGACGGTCAGAACGGTCGCATTCACAGTTTTCGTTTCGGTCAGTTCGAGCGCAGCCATGTCGGTTCTCCTATCGTCTGTTGAAGCCCCTCCCCCATCCGTGGGGGATCATTCAGGGGGCGGGTCATGGGATATCCCCACGCTGCATCGCGCGCATCGTCGGGCACTCCCAATCGCACCACTCTGACCCGGCAGCGCCGCAAAGCCCGTCCGGCCCCATCATGCAGCAATCGGCATCGTCGTCCTCTTCGTCGCGATCGTCATCCTGGAAGCAGATGCAGGCGAGAAAACCGCACTCCGGGCAACGCTGGTCGTCTTCGTCGTCCCTCACCTCCCCCGCCCCATCGGCCCGCACAGATCGGCTATCAGAGGGGCGTGGCCGGCATGGACTGCGGGGTTCATGCGAACATCTCGATTTGCTCAGGCACGCGGCGGGGCTGTTGAAGTGCTAGGGGAGCAAGCCACGCCAGCATCTTACGACGCTGCGGCTCCATTGATGCATCGACGGTATGAGCGGGCGCACTCGATAGGCGATTGGTCAGCTTTGCGGCCGCATAACAGACCGCCTGCCCCTTCTCTGTGAAGGGTGGGTCATAGTCCGTGACGGCGCTATACTGCCCCCAATATGTGCCCCCCGTAAAACTGAAGCAAGCGACTGCACGCCAACCCTCAGCGGTATCTGCGATCCTGATTTCTACTATCGGGACAGCGCGGCCTTTCTCCATCAGCCGCAAACAGTCGCTCTCTGCATCAACGTCCCCCGCGCACGCTCCCGCCATCACGCTACTCCCCCCTGTGCGATGGTGTTGAGGTGGGCGATCGGGTGCCGGGGTGGCGGCGCGACCAACCGGCGGGGTGTCCATCCGAAGGCCGCAGCTTCCTTGATCCACGACCGACCAGTGCGGATGCGGCTGACGAGAGAGTCGCTGACCGGGAAGCGCGCGGCTATCTGGCCATTGCCCTCGCCTGCCTGAAGCGCCTTGACGATCTGGCCGACCTGCTCAGTGGTCAGGATAGCGTGGCCGTTGTTCTCGCCGTCCTGCCGGCTGTTACGCGCGCGACCGCGGCTGAACTTGTCGTCCGAATTGTCCTTCGCCGTGCCGAGCAGCAGGTGCGCCGGATTGCAGCAGGATGGGCGGTCGCAGGTGTGCCGAACCAACAGGCCATCCGTATCGCGCTGGTTGGCGATTACCCATGCGACGCGGTGCGCCTGGCGCGGCTCAAACGACGCGATCTTGAAATTGCCATAGCCCTTGCCGGACTTTGATGCGGTCCAGTCCCAGCAATCGTCGGGGCCGGCGATCGCCACCTTTTCCCAGAACCGGGATACGACCGCTGGGTTGCCACCCAAGTGCCGAAGGATCGGCCGCGCGGCGCTCTGGCTTTCGGTTAACGCCGCGTCTAAGCGACCCCGGCGAGCGCTCTTACTCGCGGCATAGCGTTCGTCATGTGGGGGTATCCGCGGGGGTATATTGCGCATTGCAAAGCACCTTTTGTGATGCTCAGTACGGTAGGCTCCGGGCCCACCATTGTCAATTATCATATCGTCACTGTCCTCTCTAAAAGCCTCAGGAATCCTTGGTTTGTTGGCAGTTTGGTTCTCATGCGCTCCAATACGGACACACAAGACTGCCCGATCTGGGGGTAGCGGTGGGGGTACGATCGCGGTAATCGGGGGTATCGATACCCCCAGAGCGAGGCCGCCTTGCCCCTTACCGTCGCCGAAGTGCGCAACGCCAAAGCCGAATCCAAGGCGATCAAGCTGTTCGACGGGGGCGGGCTGTTCCTATTCGTAAGCCCCGGCGGCGCTAAATCGTGGCGGATGAAGTACCGGTACGGCGGCAAAGAGAAGCTGCTGACTTTCGGGCAATTCCCGGCCGTGTCGCTGAGCGAGGCGCGGGAGAAGCGGGAAGCGGCCCGCGCCCACCTGCGCGACAACCGCGATCCTGGCATCGAGGCAGAGCGCACCCGGCACGCAGCGATTACGGCGGCCGGCTCCACGTTCGAGGCGGCCGCGATCGCGTGGCACGCGGATGAAAGCCCACGCTGGTCGCCGCGGCATACCAAAGTCGTGATGCATGCCATGCGCCGCGACGTGTTCCCGGCGTTCGGCAAGATGCCAGTGGCAGACATCACCGGTCCGCTGCTTCTGCGAACGGTGCGGGCGATCGAGAAACGCGGCGCGATCGAGACGGCCAAGCGAGTGCTTGGGTATATCAGCGGCGTGTTCGTCCGTGCCAAGGCTGAGCATCTCGTCCGCGAGAATCCGGCTATGGGACTGATCGACGCGATGAAGCCCACGCCGCGCGGCTCGAAACAACCAGCTCTCACCGATCTGGACGACCTCATGACGTTCCAGAAGATAATCGATAGCGCGACTGCCAGCCCCATAACCAAACTGGCATCGCGCCTGCTGGCGCTGACCGGGATGCGGATCGGCGTGATCCGAACAGCCGCATGGACCGAGTTCGGCGGCATCGACTGGCACAGCCCCGGCGAACCCGCCCCCGGCGCGATCTGGCGCATACCTGCTGAGAAGATGAAGTTGGAGGTCGAGGACAAGGGCGACGAAGCCTTCGACCATGATGTGCCCCTGCCGTCCGAAGCGGTGGACGTGCTGCGTGCCTTGCATTTGCTGACTGGGCGCGGGCGCTTGGCATTTCCCGGCTATCATTCTGCCCGCGTGCCCATGAGCGATTCCGCAGTAAGTTCGCTCTACAAAAGAATCGACGGGGGTCGGTACAAGGGCAAGCATGTCCCGCACGGCTGGCGGTCCGCCTTCTCCACCATCATGAACGAGTGGGCGATGGAGCATGGTAAGGAAGGCGATCGTCTGTTGATCGACCTGATGCTGGCCCACAAGCCCAAGGGCATCAGCGGCAGCGAGTTCGCCTACATGCGCGCGAAGTTCACCGCCCGGCGCCGGACACTGGCGGAGGTATGGGCCGGCATCATCACTGCCGGCCTCGCCCCGCCAATGTCGCTCATGCAGACCCAGCACGATAGCCCATCGGGTCCTGGATGAACGTCTCGATATCGGACTGATACCAAGCGACCATTTTGGGCCCGAGCCTTACCTGTGGCGGGAATGTCTTTTCTGCCAGCTTCCGGTAGACGGAGGCAGTGGACAGCCCCGTCCGCTTCCGCACCTCTGGCATTCGCAGCAAGCTATCGCTGCGGCGATCGACAGCACTACCCATCATTCCCCCCTCTGGCGGATGGCGGTGGCAGCGTGCGCAATCAGATTGAGGACGATCCAGGAGGGCACGTAAGCGCCCTGTCCATCTGCCACCTGCGCGGCATGGTCTGGCAGGTCAGCCTTCCGCAATTCCGCGACCAGCACCGCCCGCGCATCCTCCCATGCAGGATCGCCGGGGTCGATCAGCAGGCCGCGAAGCCGCACGATCTCGGTCCGCGCCTCCTCCCGCCCGGCTGCCACGCCTGCGGGATAAGCGATGGCGATGGCGGCCTTCGCCAAGATCACGTCATCAATTCCGGTTTTGTCACGGATGCTATCGGACATGCACTGCCTGATGCCACGAGAAACCGCACGGATCAGCGCGTCGTCCACCATCGGCTCAGTCATGGGACACCTCCCGGTTTGCGAGTTCTAGCAGGACGTCAGCGTGGCAAGGCTTGCCGTCGTCGCGGCACCAGCACGCCAGATCCTTGCCGCGAAGATTGGCCAAGCGTTCGCGGACGGCCGCGACGGATGCCTGCTGCACCTCGACGCCCGGCCCATTGCTTAGGCAAAGATACCCGCCCAGCATCAGCCTGTAGAGCCGCACACATTCCTCGCGTGTGCCATGCTCGCCGACGATGAATGGATTGCCCAGCGGTCCCGGCCGCGCCACTGACACGGTATTCTCGGGCATCCTCCAGCCCCGTCTTCTCGACAGTACCACGCGGCGCGGTTTCGTCTCCATCACGACCGCCCTCCATCGCCGGGCTGGGTGGCGAGGGCGGCATGGACCTGCTCGTAGATCGCATGGGCGGCGGGGCTATCAATCGTGGCGATGAAGTCCTCAGCCGCCTGAAGGGCGCGTATCCGCAGTCCGGTTGCAACGTCGAACTCAACACCGGCGATTGTGCAAGTGCCCGCCCCATCGCTGCCGCTCCCCGCATCCGGTGGCGTCTGTGGGGGTGCCTTGGAGGTGTAGGCGATGATGTCGCCAGGGCCGTAATGATGATCCCAGCCCAGCTTCCAGATCGTGCCGGCAGGCGGTGCATAGACAACCTCGCCGCTGCGAAATCGCACCGCCTCGCCGCTCCAATCGGCAGGCTTGCGTCCGCCATGCCACGACTTCCAGATAGTCCCGGCGGGTAGCTCCCCCGGCCCCGCATCCAGTGGCGTCGGGGCGGCGGCATAGAGAGCGCGGAACTGGCCAACGGTTATGCCCTTCCATCGCTTTGTCCATTCGTCAGGCTTCCATCGTTCCCGATCACTGTGAATGATGGGTTCGGCAGCATGAAGAAAGGGCTGCAAGGCGTCCTGCAAAGACCGATCTATCGCGGGTGGGCGTGGGGATGCATCCAGCAAAGCCGCCCACCGATTGCGCATAGCTTCATCGTCTGCGGCAGTGTCGCAGGTTGCGTCGAGCATTGCATGGGTTAATTCAACAGGCACCAGCTTCCACCCCGCCGGCACCGCCCCCGCCTGTTCGGGCGCATCAACTGAGGACGCGGGAGTGCGCGATGCAATAGAAGCTATGCCCTGTAATTCGGGAACGGGCGTGCTGATCGGATGGCGATATGGGTTACCCATTGTGCTTCCCCTCGTTGATGGCGGCGGTGACGCGCGCATGGATTTCGTCGTGCAATTCTACTCCGCACGGGTGTATCTTTTCGCGCGTCGTCAGGAAGATGCGGCAGGATTTGAGGTGCAACTCCACGTCGGCCAGTAATTGGATGCGGGCCAATTCGTCAGGTGACGTGTTCGCGGCGGTCTGCATTTCCGCCCCCGCCTGTTCGGGCGGTCGCTGGGTGAGGGACTGGCGGTAGAGAGTATCGCGGCGCAATAGGTCATTGAACCGTAGCTTACGTTGTTCAACAGCCTCAATCGTATTGTCGCGATAATCCTTGCCGTGAATATACCCAGCCAATTCCCCGCTTTCTGCGGCAGTGAGCGGCACGGGTGGGGCAAGAGCGGCGTCGATGTTATCAGCCCAATCACCGCAAGCGTTTGGCATCAACCGGCGCATTTCAGCGGTGATGCGGCGTATTGCTGCCAAATCCCCCTCGCGCGGCTGGCTGGCCGCTTCGGTGTCTGCAAAGGCGAGCATGGCGCGGATGACATTCGGGTTGCCGTATTCAGCCCGCCCGTGGTCGGCCAAGCACTTTGCGGCCAGTCTTTCGCGCGCCTCCCTCGCGGCGTCCGTTGCGGGGGTCATCGTGCCGATTCCTGTAGGGCGGCGGTAGCGCGCTTTCCGCCATCATTGGCCAGAGCGTGACGACCGGCATCGCCTTCGCTGTGTATCAGCTTCGCTAGACGAGCCTGCTCGCCGTACCATGCCAGCGCCTCCCGCATCCTCTCACCGCTATCTGGCGATGGGGTGGAGAGAGCGGAAACCAAACGCTCACACTTGGCGTCGAAGGCTTCGTCGTCCCACTGGTTACGGTGATTGAGTTCGCCAATTGCGATAACACAATCATCACCCCACTGATAGAAGCGGTGCTGAGTAACTACGTCTCCGTCTTCGTTGCCGTCGCCGGAAAAGCTATACGGATCGGAAGCGTCACCGCGCAAAATTTCTATCTTGTCATCCGACATTGCTTGTATCCTTGATGGAGTGGGCGCGGGCCTTCAGAGCCGCAGATGCAAGAGCGAGTGCTGGCGTGGCGGCGACTGCATCGTGAAAAGCCAGCGTAGGGCCATCGCCAGACGTGACGGTCGCCTTGAACGCCGATACGTCAGTCCCCTCGCCGTCATTTCCGAGCCGCCAGTAGGCGTCCTTGCCGATTAGTGTCATGGCGGCGTCTAGCGAGGCGGTGTAGGCGGGTGCGGGCCGGTAGGAGAAGCTGCGCACCTCGCCCGTGATCTTGTGCTGCTCGCGCCAGCCGCCAAGATTGCGCCAGTCATGCAGCGCATCAGCGATGCGATGGTCGAGCGCGGTATCCGGACCCACAGCCGCAGCCACCTCGTCCGCCAGCCGCAGCAGGTCTTGCGGGTCGGAGTTAGTCATGGAGAACCCCCTGTTCGCGGCTGATAGCCATGAACTTCTCGATCTTCAGGCGCTTGGCGCGGGTCTGCTCCGCAGTCGGCCACAGGTTGGCTAAGCCGAGGTGCCCTTCGTCCGACAGCATGAGGGCGACGCTCCACAGATCGCGCAATTCCTCCGCAATCCGTTCGGCGTTGGTTAGCGGTTGCCCGGCCTGCACCTCGGCAAGTCCGAAGCGCAAAGCCTTGCTGACACGCTGGCCGACCTCGCAGCATTCCTCTGCAAGGCACGACAAAAGATGCTCACTGCGGTTCACCGCCCCTCCCCTTCCATGTCATTGGACTGCTCATCAAAGCGCGACACGAAGCCGAGCGGCCGGTATTCCCATTCGCCGCGACGCCAGATGGCATCGACCTTTTCCAGCCACAGCCATTGGTCGGGCACGTCATCCCAGAAACCGGAGAAGCGGACAGGACGCCATGCGAACCACAACCGCTTCGGTTGAGCGCGATTGCGGGCGCGGCGCCATTGTTCCAGCTTGTCGGTCACGACCAGCGGCAGCACGACCAGCGGCAGTGCGACGATCGCTATCGGGACGATGATAGGTGAGAGCAGGATCATCTGCATACGCTCGGAAGGCGGCTGCCACCTCATGCGTCCTCTCCCGACTGACGGGCGGCGGTGGCCTTGGCGATGGCTTCCTGATCGATCCGCAGAATCTCATGGGCCAACGCCACCCAATGCGACCACGGGCCTTCCGCGTTCTGGTTGTCGTTTCGTGGAGACCACGGGACATACCAGCCCGGTATCCAGTCGGATTTCTGGATGCCACAGCGCTTCGCCGCATCAATGTATTCCGGCAGATGCGGCTCAAGCACATCATCGTCGGGACGCTCAATCCCAGCCGTATGCCCGGCTACGGTATCAGGCGGGGTCATGAGAGAAGACCCGCGGTGAGCGCGATCGCGATGACAGCCAGGATGTCAAGCCCGGCAGCAATGACCGGGTGATCCCATATGCTCTCCACAGGCTGGGGAGCGTCGTCACGGGGCATCATGCGGTCACCGAAAGGGTTGGCTCGGCAGCGGCCTCGACGCTGCGGAGCGGGGTTGATGCTGTCGAGTGGGGCTCGACCGAGGCTTGCGGGGGAACGGGGTCACCGCGGAGGGCGGCGAGCATCTGAGGAAAAGCCGGGGCGACCGTCGACCAGATCACCCAGGCGGCAGTGCCAGCCATGAGGACGATGCAGACGACGCCCATGGCGTGCATAAATACCGGCACAGTCAGGACTCCACGCGGTTGCGGATGCTCGCCAGTTGGCGGCGAATGCGGGCGAGGTTCTTCATGCGCTCAAGCGACAGGGGCTGGGCGCGCCAGAACTCACGTTCGGCGAGTAAGTCGGGCTCGACGAGTGATCGGCGCGCCAGTCGAGGGCCAGCAGATGGCCTGCCCGTCTCTCCCCGGGTCATCGGCCGTACGTCGACGTAGGCGCGTGGATGACGCGCGGATCGGGATAGGGCTCGCCTTCGACCAACAGGGCACCGGAGCGCAGTTCGATCTTGCGCTGCTCCCGCAGGTGCCGGGGCGGGAAGTTGACCTTGGCGACCTTCGGCGGGGCGCGAAGCTGGCCGATGCCATCAAGGCGGACGGTCTTGCCTGCCAGCAGCTGGGACCGGATCACGGCCATCAACGCGTCAACCTGCTCGACCGCGGCTTCCTTTCCGAAGCCATCTTCCACCATGCGCTTCACCAAGCCAGGATCAGCCACTGCACTTCTCCAAATATGTGACGGCTTCGTCCCCAGCGGCGCGACGTTCGGCAGCGCAGGACGCGGCGAAATCTGCGAGCGCCCTCAGAGCGTCGCGTTCATCATCTTCCTCGCGAAGGATCGCTTGCTTCACGATGCAGGCCTTCTGAAGCTGTGCGAGAGTCGGTTTCCGGCGCAGCGAGTTGCGAAGGCGCAGCCATTCCTCAGCGAAAATGCGCATCGCCCGCGGCTTCACGCCAATGCGCTTGGCCCAGCCCGTGATGTTATCGAGGCAAGCTGCGCGGCGATCATGCAACGGACCCAGCTTCTTGTAGCCATCCCCGCCCCTGTTGATCGCCTTGATCTGTCCATTGAGCAGCGACAGGTGAGTAACGTGCTGTTCCAGCGCGCGCAGGGCGTTCTCCAAGTCGGGATCAACCGGGACGCGGGGTAGCGTCGAGCTCACCGCGGCGCCCCTTCGATATCGGCCCACAGCCCGCGCTTCGGCGACAGGCGACCATATTCGCGGCCGGCGTCGGCGTGGTTCACGCCATACTTATCCTGCCACGTCAGGAGGCCGATCTTGTCCTTCTCGGCGTGCGCCCCAAAGCACAGGGGAACGGCGGTGAAGTCGTGCGACTTCATGCCCATGCCCTTTGATCCATCTGCGTCGGAATGGCTGGCCGTGATCTTGCCCGAGCAGACGTGCCCCGCCTTTCCAGCGATCAGGCACGGCCGACCGCGTAACCATTGCAGGTGCGTCGGGAAACGGCGCTCAATGTCGGCGCGATGGCTGTTGCGGCGGCGGGGGCGGGTGTCGATCCGGCCGAGCATCAGCCAGTGACCCGGTAGCGGACGATGTCGCCCTTATCGTTGAAGTGCGCCCAGACGTTTGGGTGCATCCAGTGAGCATCGGCCGTCCGCGGACGGGTACTGGTGATGCCGTCGCGATGCTCAACTTCGAAAAGCTGACCGAGCTTCAGCGGGCAAGGCCCACCCTTCCACTCGATCCATTCTGCTACGGTGATGCAGGCTGACGCCATGCTGTGAACTCCATGCCGCGTCGTGCGGCGATGGCAGATAATTGCATTATGCAAACATGGCGTCAATCAGAATATTTGCATTATGCAAATGCGCTTGCCGCTCGCCCGGTTTGTGCGACGATCAGCCCCGCAGGAGGGGCCAGCGTGAACACCGTTCAGATAGCCAAGGAAATCAAAGGTATTTGCTTGGACACCTTTGCGAATATGCGGGTGGTTCCGTCATCGCATGGGCGCGTCACGATGGACATCGGCGACATCCTGGCCACCGATGGTGAGAAACGCGGTCCGGCGTCAAGTTGGGGCCTGCTGATTGATTATGTCGATAGCGGAGGGGTCGAGAGCGCTAGGCGTATATCGCTCATTCGAGCGGAGGCGAGACTAGGGGGCAGGCCGGCGATCGCGGCATACTGTCATGAAGCCGCAGCCTACCGTGTCTTTCGGATTGATCGCATCCGCGCGATGGCGTGCTGCCAAACCGGTGAACTCTACGATCCCGAAGCGCATATCGCGAGTCTACGAGAGCAGGGGCTGCCATTCCGAGACATCGGCGCCGCCACTTTCGCCAAGGTCATGGTTTTCCTCGCAAGATGCGACGGTCGCGACCATCCTGCTGAATGGGATGCAATTGATCACATGCTGTCCCGTTATCTTGTGCGGTATGGTGGCTTGGATGCCGTCTTCGAAGACGAGTGCAAGACCTGCCGCTCGCTTGCGCCTGACGCCGATGATCTAGCGAACGCTCTGATAGCAATCAGCCGGGCGCAAGTCGATCAGCGACGCGGCATCGTGCGACTGCTGGCTGAAGCGTCAGCCTCGGTAATTGATGCTGACGGTCGGCACGACACAGCCGAAATCACATGGGGTCAGGCGCTTGACCGCACTTTCAGTATCATTGGCCGATGATCAGCCATCGGTTCCGGTCTTGTCAGCGAACGTCCGTAGAATTTCGCGGGCCTGAGGGCGCCGACCGGTAGGGATATCGGCCCACATATCCATAATCTCTTGGGGGACATCATCCGGGTGATAGTCCAGAAGGAACCCAGGCCGCGTCTTCAACGGCGGAGCCAGCTTGTGAAGCCATTTAGGCGATAGCTTTCGATCTCCGCTTTCAAGAAGGCTGATCACCGCCCCGGTCGTTCCAATCGCCGCGCCAAGCTCAGCTTGCGTCATTCGTCGATGCTCGCGCCACGCACGCAACAGGTTTCCCGTGCGGTAATCGATATCATCCATAGCGGTTGCATTATGCAACATCGACGGTGAGTCGTCGTCACGCGCAATGCAAACACGGGGGGTTGAAACCGACTTTGCAATATGCAATGTTTGCGAAATGCAAGGAAGCGAACCGCGCCCGACTGATCTAGCAACTGCGACAGGCATCAGCGTGCCTTACGCCAGCCAAATCGTCGGCGGCACGCGCCGGCCGGCGCGTTCGCTCGCCATCGTGATATTCCGCAAGACCGGCTGGCGGCACGATAGCATTGCCGATCTCAGCGACAGCCAGATGACTGTGCTCGAACAGGTCGACCCCTGGGTGTCGCGTGCTGCGCCCGCTGAGAAGGCAGCAGCATAATGGCTGCCCATATCGAGCCCCCATTCAGCAACGACCAGATCGCATGGCTCGACCAGCGCATTGCCGAGAAGCTGAAGGCGTCGGTCCGTCACTGTTCGCTATGCGGCACATCGCCGCTGGCCCGTGTGGTGGCCTGCATCGAAGTCGACTGCCCGGCCCGTGAGGCGCAGGCGGCATGATCGACATGCTGCAAGGCGCTGCATGGGCGGCCTATAACGAGCGGGTCGCGGCGTCTGAGCGGGCGCAAGGCAACCCGGATGGCGCCGCTTTCTACCAGCGGCAGGCCAACCGCGCTCGTCATTCCCTTTCCCAGCTTCGCGGGCACGACACCCGCGGAGGCCGGGCGGCGTTGCTCCCTTGCGACCGCCCGGTTTCTCTCTCGAAAGTCGTCGCCTCCGCTGGCGGTGTTGCAGCCACCGCCAGCGGCCTTTTCGACGAGCGCCCGTGCAACGGCCAGTCGGATGGCCTTGGGTGCGGTGTGGAGAGTGTCCCTGTTCATGGTGACGGAGTAATCCATGTTTACTGATACCGTCGTTGCGAAACGTGAGCCGCTTTCGAAAGCCCGGTTGCACGCGAAGCTGATGCGCGGCCTGTCGCGCGGGATCGACAATACGGGCGGCAAGGGTCGGTTCGCCGATGCCATCGACCTGTCGGTGCAGGCGCTCGACAAGCAGTTGTCCGGCTCCATGCCGTCGGTCGAAGTGCTCGACCGGATGATGGACGTGGAGCCCACGGTTCTGGACGACTGGATGCGCGCCAAGGGCAAGCGTCTGGTCGACGAAGATGCCGTCTGTGACGCCGACGACATGGGCCTGCTGATCGCTCGAGTTCTGGTGATGCTCAATGAAGCCGAGCACCCCGACGGGCCGGGTGGCCGCGAGATCGTCCCACAAGAATACATCGCTGGGGAGAAGCTGATGCGCGACCTTCACGCCGCGTCGTCCCGCTGGCTCCAGCGCTGCACCGAACTTCGCCGGCCCCGCGCCGCCTGATCTGAGGACCAACCCCGCGGGCACCTAACCCGCCTGGAGAATGAGCAATGCAGACCAACGCGACCGCGTCGACTGCTGTCGGCGCGAAAGGAAAAGTGCGTGTGATCGTTTTCGCTGTGCCGGTGGCGCTTGCGTGCCTGCCGGACTGGTCGGCTGCGATCAAGCGGAGCGCCGCCCGTGGCTGACCAGATGGATGAAGCCGTCGCGATCGTCGACGCCCACACCGAGCGGAGCATCGCCGCGGTCCGTGCGGCCAGTGCGCAGATTGAGCGCGGCCAGCCCGGTGAATGTGAGGCCTGTGTCGAGGATAGCCCGCGACTGGTGCTGACCGCTGGCATGATGCTGTGCGCCCGCTGTCGCGACAAGCGGGAGAAGCGCCGGTGACTCGCGCCTGTGTGGACTGCGGTGCCGCAATCAGCCGCGAAAGCAAGGGGCGTTGTCGCCCTTGCGCGTGCCGGGAGTTGGTGCGCCGTCCCGGCTTGGTCGAGGCCCGTAACGCCAAGACCGCAGAGACGCGTCGGGATCCGCTCGTACGCGAACGGGTGTCGAAGGCCACCCGCGCTGGCAAGCAGCGCGCAGCGGAGCGGCCGGGCGTCCGGGAACGGCGACAGGAAATGGGCCGCATCTACGGAGCCGCCAATTTCTGGCGCAACGGTGACGCCGAAGCGCAAGCAGCCGGGCGCGAAAGCATCCGGCGCAAGCGTCTTGAATGGTGTCCCGAGCAATACTGGCCGCTCAACCGCGAGTTGAGGAACAAGCACCTGACACTTGCCGAGCGGCAGGAGATCATCGGCAAGATGGTCGCTGATGCTGAGGCTGCACGCCTCGCAGCGATGTCGCCGTTCGAGCGCCAGGCCGAGAAGATCCGCAACGGCGGCAAGGTCGTCGACGCCTTCAAGCCCACCACCACGGATCACGCCTTCACGCTCGGCGGTGTCGCCACGGGGATGATCTGACGTGCGCGCCCGTAACAACCGCAATTCCAAATTCAGCAAGGGAGAGACTGCAATGAACGTCGAAACGACAACCGCCGACTTCCGCCGGGCGATCACCTTGGCCACGATGGCCACGGAACGCCGGAACACGATCCCCATCCTCGGCGGGATTAAATGCCATGCCAACGGCTCGTTTGAAGCGTGCGGCACCGACCTCGACCTGTCGATCACGGCCAAGGTGAAGCGGCAGCCCGGCCCGGTGGCGGACTTCGTGATGATGTCGCCCCGTAACGTTCTTCAGGCGGTTTCCGCGGCCGGCGGGAAGGATGTGTCGATCGGTCTGGAAGACGGCAAGGCACAGGTCGCGTCTGGTGAATTGGCTGTCGCAGTCGGCACCAAGCCGGTTGACGACTTCCCCCACGACCTCGCCAAGCCGCTCGCTCCGACGTTTTCGGCAACGCTGGGCGCAGAGCATATCGCGGCGTTGGCGCGGGTGTCAGGTGCGATGTCGCACGAGGAAGCCCGGTATTACCTCAACGGCGTTCATGCCCATAGCCTCAACAGCACCACCGTTCGGTTCGAGGCCACGGACGGGCATCGCCTTTACTTCGCCGACGTGACACTCCCCGATGCAGATGGATCGCTCGGAAAGGGCGTTATCATCCCGAAAAAAGCCGTGGGCTTGCTGGTCAATCTGGCAGAGCGCACCAAGGGCGGCGTTCGGCTGGTCGTCGGTCACGTGGCAACCGGCAACGCCGTTACCAGCACCGCTCCCGAAAAGACCGGGCTGCCGCGTCTCGCGATGACCATGAGCGAACGCGCCACCGACATCACGCTTGCCTCCAGGGTTATCGACGGGACGTTCCCAGACGTGTCGAGGGTCGTCCCCGCTGGCGGTGGCAAGCAAGCGCTGTTCAAGGTCGCGGACCTGCGCCGCGCGATCCGTGCCATATCCGGGCACTCCCGCGATGTGCGGGCGACCAATCTGGCGTTTCAGGCCGATGGCACTGTGGTCGTCTCAGCCGCCTATCTGGCGATCGAGATATCGGCTCGGATGACGGTGCCGTGCCAGCACTCGGCGGCTGGCATGACGATCGCCTTCAACGGCAAGTATCTGGCGTCGGTCCTCAATGCGGTGGCAGGCGACGAAATCCTGTTCGATATGACTGCGCCGGAACAGCCGGTATTGGTCCGCAGCCCGTCAGACACGGCATTCACCGCCGTGCTGATGCCTATGCGGGCGGAGTGATCCGGTGGCGTCGCAGCCGGTAGCGCCGTGTGCCGCAATAGCGGCACGCAAGCGCGTTGAAGCGGAGTTGAACGCGGCGTTTGGCGTACGTGCTGATGCGCGGCGCCAGCGCGAAGCCGTCCAGACCTCGCGTCGGCTAGCCGCGAAGCGTGCCGGTATTGCGGCACAGTCGTCTGCGCTGATCGCGATGCCCCGGATGGCCGCGCTTATGAAGGCCGGTGCGCTGCTTGGTAGCGCCAAGGCACTGGCGGAGGCTCTGGGCATCGCGGATCGCACTCTGCGGGCAAAGACCGGTGCTGAGCGCGGCGTGACCGATGCTGACCTGCGTGCCGCAGCTAACGCGCTCGACGCGCGCGCCATTCTTCTCACTCAGCACGCGCAGAAGCTGCGCGCGGAGGCTTCATGATGGAAGACGGAAGCATCATCCTGTGGCTGCTGTTGGCCGTCTGGTCATTCATGCCGCTCTACCGGATCGCACGCGGCGTCGAGGCTATCGGCGACGAACTCAAGCGGCTTCGCCAGATCGCGGAGGGTCGCCGGTGATGACCGACCTATTCGCCTATCCCCACCAGCCAGGATCCCAAGCCAGCGACACGTCGCGGGCGGCGGGTGCCAGCATGGCGAAGGTGGCCCCCAAGTTACGGGAAGTCGTGCTGACGGCCTTCGAGAAGTCGAAGGGCATGACGGCTGACGAGTGCGCCGGGCGGCTGGGGCTATCGATCCTGACCGTGCGACCGCGGGTCACCGAGCTCGTGGCGCTGGGCAAGCTGCGCGACAGCGGTGAGCGCCGCAAGAACGGTTCGGGCCGCAATGCCGCCGTCTGGCTGCCCGTGTTTCCGGCCGCGCTCCGTGGGCAGCGGCAGGCGTGAGCTTCGCTGCCCTCGCGGCCGTGTCGAAGATGCGGGCTGGATCGGCGGCAGAGAAGCTGATCGCCCTCGCCTATGCCGACCGGCACAATGAGGAAACCGGCTGTGCGTATCCCTCGATCGCCTGGCTGTCCGAGTTCGGCAGCCTTAACCGCAAGACCGTGATCGCGGCGGTGACCCGCTTGGAGCAGGCAGGTTTCCTGACCGACACCGGCGAGCGCAAGGGCGATACCAAGCAGATCAAGGTCTATCGGCTCAACCTGGAAAGCATCCCTAAAGCGGAACCGTTCCAGAAACGGAACCGTACCGAAACCGGAACAGTACCGAAAACAGCCGGTGAACAGTCCCAAAAACGGGACACGGATACTGTCAGGGAACCTACTTCTCCGAAGGCTTCGCCTTCTCCGAAGCGCGCGCGCTCGTCTGAGCCGAAATTGCAGCCGTTCAGATTGCCCGCCGACTGGAAGCCAACGCGGTTCGCCGATGGCACCGTGGCCCGGGAAGTGGCGGATCGCCGGGGCCGGGAATGGTCACGGGCGGCGGTGGAGAGCTTCCGCCTCTGGGCAGCGAACGCCGACGACAAGCCGGGCATCGGCCGCAAGCTCGATTGGCAGGCGGCGTTGGCGAAATGGATCATTGAACAGGACAGGCGCGAAGGCGCGGGAGGAACCGGGAATGGATCATCATCTGGCAAATCGCGGAGCGGTCACGGTCGCACAGTCGACGCTGCCCAGCGCTTCCTTGCGCGTCGCGGATCACCGGGACCTGATACCGGCGAGTGACAAGGAGTTTATCACTGAGTTGACCCCCTGCCTGCAACTGGTCGCCCCGGTCGGCATGGACGAGGATAGCCAGGACACTTGGTTCGAGGCGGCGCGGAAGGCACTCGCTGACATCCCGATTGGCCTACTACAGCGCGGCGTTGCCGCAGCGATGCGAAAGGCCGATCACCCGTCCAAGATCGTACCGGCCATCATGGCGCACATCGGCGACGACTGGCAGTGGCGGATCGACCGACAGGCGGCGCTTGACGCCCCTGCCCTGCCCGCCCCGTCAGGTGCGCCAAGCGACCCGCCTACGCCCGAGGAAGCCGCTTCCATCTGTCGGCGGTATGGTGTGGGCCGCTTCTCCAAGCATCAGGACCGCGCCGATCCGCACGCGCCGACGCAGGTGGATGGCCGCAATCCTGACCGGCCCTGCCGCGCGCCATCACGCGAGGATTACATCCGCCTGTTCGGGATCGATCCCATAGCGCCGCCACCGGCGAGCGAGGCCGCATGACGTGCGCCCCTGGCATTACGGCCGGCGGTTCTGGGCCTGCCACTGCGGCAATCGGGTCGAGACAATCGACGGCAGCACCATCACTCGGTGTGACGGGTGCAATCGGACAGACATGGAAGAATGGGTGCCGCCTGCGGTCGCCCGAGATCGAGCAAGAGGGGAACCGGTATGAGCAAGCGTAAGAACAAGAGCGCACGCCTGCGGCACGGTCGCGACACCCGCGGTCCGCTGCAGAGGATCGTGGACCGGGAGGCCAACGACAACACGCGGGTCGGCCCCACCGATGCCCATGCGGCCCGCGCCTCATTCGTCCGCGACAAGGAGGCTTATCGTAAGGTTCCTGTAATCGAGACGATGCACACCCGTGGCCAAATCAACGACGCGGAATATCGCGCCCTTGCCTTCTATCGCGACCAAGCAGGATTAGCCGAGAAGTCGCCGGTCAAGTCCTGCCTCGACAACAGCGTAGGCGGATCGGGCGATATTCCCCTATCTGCCGCCATCACGTCCGCTGTGTTGACCACTGCGCGGGTTGAGCGGGAACTCGGGCAGCTGGCACCACTCGCCCGCGCCGTAGCCGTTGATGACCGCAGCCTCAGCCAGTGGTGCATCGACAAACATGGCGGTCGTGAGCGTTACGATGGCGCAGGCAAGTTCATCGCGATCGTACCCCTGCGGGAGAAGCAGGTGATGGCCATGGCCGCGATGGAGTTGAAGATGGCGGCGCATCGCATTGTCGCTTGACGAGTGGCGGTATTAGTTTAGTGAGTGTGTTGTGGTTCCGAATTGCGCTTGCGGCGCTTTGATCCACAGTCGGGCCGCTACGATGCTGGTAACATCGCGCGGCCCTTACCACAGCGGAGGTGACCGCAATGGCTGTAGCCGTTCATACCCATGAAATCGCGTATTATCCACATACATTCGCAACTGGCGTTGGCGCGTTTGAAGTAGCCTCCGCTTGCTGCGTTAAGGCAGACATCGGCAACGCGTTTAACGTGTCTCGCCATATTCCTACTCAACTGCGCTTCCGTGAACACCAGGCAATTTACGTGCTTGATGATGGGTTAGGCGCGACGAAGATTGGCATCGCTGGGTGCCCCTATCGGCGGATAGCTGATCTACAGCGCGCGGCGGCCCGGCCTCTTACTGTTCGAGCTGTCTTTTGGGCATACGGTTCTGTCCGCGAAGTCGAGGCAAAAGCGATAGCCGAAGCTCAATCAGATGGATTCGCCATGAAAGGCGAATGGTGTTCGCGCGATTGGTTCTCGGCGGCGATGATTGTAGCTGAGGCGGCCATGCACGCCAACGTGCCGTTGGCCAGTTCTGCTATGTGGTTGGCGAATAGGATCGCTAGGTACGACGCCTTGGATCAGCACGATGCTCGCGAAGTCGATATGCGCCCCGAGGTCAAGCTCGGCTACATTGAGCAAAGCTACGCAAAGCTGCATGGTCCCGTCATAGTTCGAGGGCTGACCTCCTAGTCAGGAGAGCATTCAATGCCCGAGCCGGCACACAAGCAATGGTACAAGACGTCGCGATGGCAGAGGTTGCGCTGGTCCGTTCTTGTGGCGGCAGGCTTCACCTGTTCAATGTGCGGTAAGTTAGAGGGTAATACTCGGCAGCTAGTCGCGGACCATGACCCGCCGCATCGGGGAGACGAGGCTGCTTTTTGGGATCCGGCCCGTCTTAAATGCCTGTGCAAACCCTGCCATGACGGGGACAAGCAGGCATTGGAAAGAGGCGGAAAGGTGCGACCCCGGGTTACCGTTGACGGCTGGCCTGAGGGCGTCTGATAGTGCTCGCGCCTGGTCAGGGGGGGGGTGTCTGCGGTTTCACCAGCGATCGACCTCTAGACCGGTGGTAAACCTTTTTTCTCGCATTTGCAGATTGATTGTCTGGAGTTGCTAATATGGCGACGCGCGGAGCGAAGCCGAAACCCGCCCGTCTGCGGTTGGTGGACGGCACCACCAATGTGACCCGGCATGGCTCGGAAGATGACGCGCGCAAAGTAGCGGCGTCGGCCGATCGTCAGTTCGGCAAGCCGATGATGCCAGCCGGCATGAAGGGTGAAGCGGCCAAGGCGTGGAAGCGTTACATCATTCCCGCCAGCTGGATTGACGGATCACGGGAAGCCGCGGCGATCGCGTTCTGCGAGCTGTGGCAGGAGTTCCGGTTCGCGCCGGTGTCGTTCCCCGCATCGAAACACGGTCAGATGCGCGCCTACATGAGCGAGCTTGGCCTAACCGACGAACGGAACCGGTCGGACGATGGCAAGGACAAGGAAGAAGACGAGTTCTTCGGCGCCAGTTGACCGCGGCACGCAGTGGGCGATGGACGTTGCGGCTGGCAAGGTCATCGCTGGCCCGCATGTCCGCAATGCCTGCCGACGCCACCTGGATGATCTGCAAAACGGCAGCAAACGAGGGCTTACCTACTCGGTAGCCCATGCCGAACGGGTGGTGAGGTTCTTTGAGACGCGGCTGCGCCTGAACGGCGGACAGTTCGAAGGCAAGCCGTTCCTGCTGCACCCGAGCCAAGCGTTCAAACTGTCTTGCTTGTTCGGATGGCTTAGGGCGGACGGCACCCGCAGGTTTCGCCGGGCATACATCGAAGAAGGAAAGGGCAACGGGAAGTCGCCGTTCGCTGGCGGGGTTGGCCTTTACGGCATGATGGCCGATGACGAGCCGGGCGCCGAAATCTATGCCGTGGCGGCGCACCGCGACCAGGCGAAGATCCTGTTCAACGATGCCGTCACGATGGTCGAGCAGTCGCCCGACCTGTCCAGCCGGATCACCCCGTCGGGCGGGCCGGGGCGGGTCTACAACATGGCGTGGCTTGCGAAGGGGTCGTTCTTTCGCCCGCTGTCCAGATCTGCGGGCAAGTCGGGCTCCGGCCTTCGCCCGCACATGGGACTAGCAGACGAGCTGCACGAGCATCCGAACCGCGATGCGGTCGAGATGATCGAGCGTGGCTTCAAGTTTCGCCGGCAGCCGCTGCTGCTGATGATCACGAACAGTGGGTCGGATCGCAACTCGATCTGCTATGAGGAACACGAACACGCGGTGAAGGTCGCGGCGGGCACGCTGACACCAGGCGATGACTTCGCGTTCGTCGGCGAGCCGATTGACGACACGACGTTCAGCTTCGTCTGTGCACTGGACCCAGACGACGATCCTCTCAAAGACCCGTCGTGTTGGGGGAAAGCCAACCCGCTGCTCGGCACAATCCTGACGGAGGAATATCTGGCCGGCGTGGTTGCGCAGGCTAAGGCCCTACCCGGCAAGCTAAACGGCATCTTGCGGCTTCACTTCTGCCAGTGGACCGACGCTGACACCGCTTGGATGTCACGGGCCGTTTTGGAGCCCTGCCTAGCGGACTTCGATCCCCTAGAGCTTCATGCCGGTAAGCGCATTGCACAGGGGCTCGATCTTTCGCAGAATCGCGACATCACCGCGAAGGCATCTGTGGTTGAGACGGGCAGCGTCGACGTTGAGGTGATAATTGAGGGCGAGGCGCGGCTTGTCGCCAAGCCAACCTATGACGCGTGGATCGAAGCATGGACGCCCGGTGATACGCTGGACGAGCGATCAACTCGCGACAAGCAGCCCTATGACGTCTGGGCACAGCAAGGCTTCCTGCACGCACCCAAGGGGCAGAGCATCCGTTTCGATCATGTCGCGCAGGCTCTGGCCGATGACGACCGAGCCTATGACATCGGCATGGTCGGCTATGACCGGTACGCGTTCCGACGGTTCGAAGAAGACGTTGCCAAGCTCGGGCTGAGCGTCAACTTCGTCGAGCACCCTCAGGGCGGGACCAAGAAGGGCAAGCCCACTGAGGATATGATTGCGGCGGCCAAGGCCGAACAGCGGGAACCGGAAGGACTCTGGTTCCCCGGATCTCTGCGGGCTTTGGAAGAAGCCCTACTTGAAGGCCGCATCCGGCTTCGTCGGAACCCGGTGCTGATCTCCGCGATGATGTCAGCGGTCACCGATGAAGACCGCTGGGAAAACAGGTGGCTCGCCAAAGAGCGGGCAACCAACAAGATCGACGCCGCCGTGGCGCTCGCAATGGCCCTTGGTGTCGCGATGGTCATGCCGGCGGAGAACGCCCGCGGTCCGCAAATGATGTTCATCTGAAAGGTTAGCCCATGCATAACCGGGCCTATTCGGTGCTGAAGGTCAAGGCGGTGGACGCCGATGCCCGCACCATCACCGGCGTCGCCACGACCCCGTCGGTGGACCGCGTCGGCGACATCATCGACCCGCTGGGCGTCAAGTTCACCAACCCGATGGCATTCCTCTGGCAGCACGATCACCAGAAGCCCGTCGGTACCTGCGAGTTTGGCACGGCGACCGCAGCCGGCATCCCGTTCATGGCGAAGATCACCGACCCTGCATCCGTTGAATCCGCCTCGCTCAAGGATCGCCTCCAGGAAGCCTGGGATTCGCTGAAGACCGGCTTGGTGCGAGCGGTCAGCATCGGTTTTCGACCTATCGAATACGCCTTCATGGACGCCGGGGGCATTCGATACATCGAAACCGAGGTGTTCGAATTGTCTGCGGTGACGATCCCGGCGAATGCTGACGCGATCATCGACACCATCAAGAGCATGGATCGCACGCTGCGCCAGCAGGCCGGCGTCGCCGATCCCGAGATTCCCGCCAACCCTGACGTCGCCGCGACTGGCAAATCCGTCCGGGTCGTAAAGCTGGATGCCCCCGCCCGCGATCGGGCCCTCCCCTTCGTAATCCGCGACATCAAGCGGCTTGCCTGATCCAAGGACACAGACATGAACATCGCAGAACAGATCACCGCGTTCGAGCAGAAGCGCGCCACGCTGGTGGCCGCCAATGACGCCATCATGACCAAGGCCGCGACCGCCGGCGCGACGCTCGACGCGGCGCAGACGGAAGAGTTCGACGGCAACCAGGCCGACGTCGAAGCCATCGACGCGCACCTGAAGCGCCTCCGCTCGATGGAGAAGTCGGCCGCCTCGACCGCCAAGCCGATCGAGGACGTGCGCGACACGACCAAGGCCGCGGACCAGCGCGGGGGCAGCATCATCGTGAAGGCCCAGCCGAAGCTGGCTCCCGGCATCGCCTTCGCTCGCTACGCCAAGGCTCGCGCTGTGTCGCGTCTCGATTCCGAGCCGGTGCTGGCTGTTGCTGAGCGCATGTATGGCGCCGACAGCGACGTGATCGGCACCGTCAAGGCCGCTGTCGCGGCCGGCTCCAACCAGCCTGGCAGCTGGGCGTCGGCCCTGCACAGCCCGGAGGGGGCAGCCTTCGTGGACTTCGCAGAGTTCCTGCGCCCGGCCACTATCCTCGGCAAGTTCGGCTCCAACGGTATCCCGGAACTGCGCAAGATCGGCTTCGACGAGCCCGTCATCCTCCAGACCGGTGGCGGCAAGGGCTACTGGGTCGGCGAGGGGAAGCCCAAGCCGCTGACTGCCTTCGACTTCAAGCGTGACGTCCTCGGCCGCCTGAAGGTCGCGAACATCGCGGTGCTGACCGAAGAAAACATCCGCAGCACCAACCCGAGTTCGGAAGCGATCGTTCGCGACGCCCTGAAGGCAGCACTGGTGGAAACGCAGGATCTCGCGTTCATCGACCCCACCAACTCCGGCGAGGCGACCGTTCGCCCGGCTTCGGTTACCAACGGTGCGACGGCCAAGGCATCGGTTGGACGTGACGCCGATGCGGTTCGCGCCGATGCTCGCGCAGCGATGGCGGCCTTCATCGCCGCAAACAACTCGCTGACCACTGGCGTGTGGATCATGTCGGCGACCAACGCGCTCGGCATTTCGATGCTGACCAATGCGCTTGGCCAGAAGGAATTTCCGACCATGACGATGCTGGGCGGAACCTTCGAAGGTCTGCCCGTCATCGTGTCGGAATACGCCGGTTCGACCGTCGCTCTCGTGAACGCAGCGGACATCTACGAGGCTGATGAAGGCGACATCGTCGTCGACATGAGCCGTGAGGCGTCGCTGGAGATGAAGGACGGTGGCCTGACGCAGGACGGCCTCGCCGGCACCGGAACCTCACTCGTTTCGCTGTGGCAGAACAACTTGGTCGGCCTTCGCGCTGAGCGGACGATCAACTGGCGCCGTCGTCGGGCTAGCGCGGTGGCCTACATCACCGGTGCCCGTTGGGGCGAACCGGATGCGGGCGCCGGCGAGTAACGGAAACCCGACCGAGGCAAGGGCGGCGGCTTAGGTCGCCGCCCTTTCATCAAGGAGATGAATATGGCTGACCTTATCGCAAGTCGCGCAATGCGATATGCCACACGCGCCTTGACGGCTGGTGAGCCATTTCAAGCTAGCAACCGTGATGCACGGTTGTTGGTCGCGTTGAAGCGGGCGACGCTGGCCGGCGCGCCCGAGGTTCCGGAACCCGCACCGTCCGAGGGTGATATCGAGGCCCTCCGCGAGAAGGCGGAAGCCCTTGGTGTCGACGTTGATCGTCGCTGGGGCGAGCGGCGCCTGAAGGACGAGATCGCGAAGGCATCGGACGCCTGATGCGCCTGTTTGGCCTAGAGATAGGCCGCCCCGTCGAGAAGGCTATCCCGCGGCAGGTCGCCGAGGTGAGTGGCCCATGGATGCCGATCGTGCGGGAAAGCTTCCCCGGCGCCTGGCAGCAGAACGTCGAGGTCAATCAGAACGCGGTGCTGGCATTCCATGCCGTGTTCGCCTGTATGACGCTGATCGCATCTGACATCTCCAAGCTGCGCATGAAGCTGGTGGTGCAGGACGCGAACGGCATCTGGTCGGAAACCACGAACCCGGCATATTCGCCGGTGCTTCGGAAGCCGAACCCATTCCAGAACCGGATTCAGTTTTTCGAGTCATGGCTCCTGAGCAAGTTGAGCCGCGGCAACACCTATGTCCTGAAGCGTCGGGATCAGCGCAACGTCGTGACCGCGCTCTATGTGCTGGACCCGAACCGCGTGAAGCCACTCGTCGCCGATGACGGCAGCGTCTTCTACGAACTGCAGGCAGATAGCATCTCAGGCATCACCGGCGCCGTCGTGGTGCCGGCACGCGAGATCATCCACGACCGTTTCAACTGTCTATTTCACCCACTGGTTGGCCTGTCGCCCCTCTACGCCAATGGCCTTGCGGCAACACAGGGGCTGAATATCCAGACTAATTCGGCGGCGTTGTTCGGGAACCAGTCGCGACCAGGCGGCATCCTGACTGCGCCGGGCACAATCGGGCCGGAGAACGCTGCAGAACTGAAGGCGAACTGGCACGAGAATTACGGTGGCAAGAACCGCGGCAAGGTCGCGGTGCTCGGCAACGGCATGAAATTCGAGTCGATCGGCATCGACCCGACCGACGCGCAGATGGTCGAGCAGTTGAAGTGGACGGCGGAAGTCGTCTGCTCGACCTTCCATGTTCCGCCCTACAAGCTGGGCATCGGCAACATGCCGACCAACAGCAACGTGCAGAGCCTCAATCTCGAATATTACACACAGGCGCTCCAGTCCCTGATCGAAGCGGCTGAGCTGTGCTTGGACGAAGGTCTGGGGATCGGCGAAGGGTATGGGCTCGGCACGGAGTTTGATCTGGACGGCTTGCTGCGCATGGACACTAAGGCGCTGATCGAGGCGGAGGCGCTGGCGACCGGTGCCGGGATCAAGAAGATCGACGAAGCGCGACGCCGGCTTGATCTAGCGCCGACGGCAGGCGGTGACACGCCGTATCTGCAGCAGCAGAACTATAGCTTGGCCGCCCTCGCGCGACGCGACGCCCGCGAAGATCCATTCTCGCCGGAAGCAAGTCCCGCGCCAGCAGCCGAGCCGACACCAGATCCTGAAGCCGAAGCCGAGCAGGCACGCGCTGTCATGGCGCTATTCGAAAAAGACCTGCGGGAGGCGCTGAATGCTTGATACCAAAGCACTGGCCGCCTCGGTCGCGATCGTCGTTCGCGAAGTCGTAGCGGCATCCGTGCCGGCGGCTGTGGCTACGGCGACGGAACCGCTGATTGCGCGCATTGCGGAACTGGAGGGCCGCAAGGCCGAGCCCGGCAAGGACGCTGATCCCGCAGTCATCCGTGCCATGGTTGACGAAGCTGTAGCCGCCATCAAAATTCCAACGCCGAAGGATGGCATCAGCGTCGACGTCGAGCAGGTTCGCCAGATGGTCGCGGACGCAGTCGCTGCGGTGCCGCCAGCCGAGCCTGGCAAGGATGCTGACCCGGAAGTGGTGAAGCAGATGGTCGCTGATGCCGTTGCCGGGATCAGCGTACCAACGCCGCGCGATGGCGTGGATGCTGATATGGATCAGGTGCGGGCTTGGATCGACGAAGCGGTGTCAGCCATTCCTCTCCCGTCTGACGGCAAGAGCGTCACTGTTGCCGACGTCACGCCGGTCATCGCAGACGAAGTGGCCAAGGCGGTGTCCGCCCTGCCCATTCCCAAGGATGGCGTTGGCCTGGCCGGTGCGTTGATCAACCGCACCGGTACGCTCGTCGTGACACTGAGCGACGGCAAGGTGTGCGAACTGGGGCCAGTTGAAGGCAAGGATGGTAACCCCGGTCTTGGCTTTGACGACCTGTCGTTCGAGCATGATGGCGAGCGCGGCATCATCCTGCGGTTCGCCCGCGGCGATCAGGTCAAAGAGTTCACCTTCAGCGTGCCCACGGTTCTGGACCGCGGCGTATTCAAGGAGGGCACGCCCTACGAAACCGGCGATGCCGTCACTTTCGGCGGGTCGCTCTGGATCGCGCAGAAGGACACGGTTGCCAAGCCCGACGGGCCGGACACCGGATGGCGCCTAGCGGTAAAGAAGGGGCGCGACGGTCGCGACCTGACGGGCGCCTGACCGATGGCGATCGAGATCGTCACCTTGGATCAGATCAAGGTCCACCTGCGGCTTGACGAGTCCGCAGACGATGAAACCGTTTATCTGACTGCGCTTCGGGACGCATCGCTGCGGGCCATTGAGAACGAGACAGGCCACATGATCGCAGAGACTTGGCCGTCGCTCGACCAGCGCGATCAGACGGTGATCGCTCAGGCCGCCCTTTTGCTGATCGGGCACTGGTACGCCAATCGCGAAGCCGTCGGGAAGGATGGCGGCGAAATGCCGCTGGCCGTCCAGTGGCTGCTGATGCCGATCAAACGGTGGGTGTGCTGATGGGCATGATCGCCGGCACCCTAGATCGCCGCATCACCCTCCTGCGCGCTGGAATCATCCAGAACGAAGGCGGTGATGATGTCGAGGGCTATGAGCCGCTGGCGACCGTTTGGGCGTCGGTCCGGCCGTCGCCTGGCACAGAACGACTGCAAAGCGCGCAGAACGCGGCGAGTGCCCCCACAGTGTTCCGCATCCGGTGGTCGCAAAAGGTGTCGGGGCTCTCCCCCGTTGATCGTATCGAGTATCCTGCGGGATCGGGGCGGACCTTCGATATCAAATCGGTCGTCGAGATGGGACGGCGCGAAGGACTGGAGATCGCAGCGATTGGCAGCGGCCAGTGAAATACACGGTGAAGGTCGAGGGTCTTAAGGCGTTGGATGCGGCACTTGCCGAACTGCCGAAGGCCGCAGCTAAGGCCGTCCTGCGCCGAACCGCTCGAAAGGCCCTAGTGCCTTTCGACAAGGCATGGCGGCAGAACGCCCCTCACCTTACTGGCGAGTTGGAAGAAAGTGGCGGGATTGGCACGAAACTGACGCGACGCCAAGCGCGGGCGAACCGGAAGCGTGAGGATAAAGCCAGCGTCGAACTATTCGCCGGTCCAAATAATCCGGCGGCAGTCCCGCAGGAGTTCGGCACGGTCGACCAAGCCGCCCACCCCTTCATGCGTCCGGCATGGGATGCGACTCAAGATCAGACGCTTCAGATCGTCAAAGACGAGCTTGGCGCAGAGATCGACAAGACGGCCAAGCGGCTGGCCCACAAGGCGGCGCGATTGGCAGCGAAAGGATAATCATGGCCACCGTCCATCCTCTCTCCCTGCGAGACACAGCGCGGGAATGCACCATCAAATTGAAGGTGATCCACGCCAAGCGGACGCGGTTTCGGCTTTGGCTGTTCGGCTTGGTGCTGAAGGCGGCCGTGATTGTTTCGCCCTGCCAGGTGGATATCACAAGCCGCGGCGCCTGACGCATGAGCATGAGCGCAGACCTTCGCGACCGGCTTAAACCCATCGCGGGCGGGCAGGTTTATCGAGACGAGATACCTCAGGCCATAACCGGCAAACGCATCCGCCTTCAGGTTGCCAGCGATCCCCGCCCTGTCACGCACGATGGTGATCAGGCGATGCGAGAAACCACGGTTCAGGTTGATTGCATGTCATCCAACCGCGGCGACACCGATGATTTGGCCGAAGCCGTCATCACCACCTCCTGCCCGGCTGAGCAGGCCGGGGCCACCATTTTCTCCCGCAGTTTTGTCGATCAGTCGCGTTCCTACAGCGAACGCGCCGACACCGGAGTCGTCACTTACGTCACCTCGCTCGACCTTCGGGTCTGGCACGAACCGGCCAAATAGGAGGGCCTCAAATATGTCCGACGCAAAGCTGGGCTACGGCTCCAGGTTCTACATGGCGGCGACCGCCGGCGCTTCGGCGCTGACCAAGCTGGCCGAAGTCACCAGCGTCTCGCTGCCGAACGAGCAGATCGCCGAGGTGGAGGTGACGCACTATGAGAGCCCGGGCCGCACTCGCGAATACATCGCCGGTCTGAATGACGCGGGCGAGATCACGATCGGCATGAACTACCTGCCGGGTTCGGATACCGACGACCTGATCGTCGCCGCCAAGTCGGACGGGGCGGTCCGCACCATGCGCATCACCGTTCCCGATGGCAGCGCCAACGGCCAGCACTTCACCTTCCCCGGCTTCGTGCGCGGGTATGAGCGCGATATCCCGCTCGACGACAAGATGACGGCGCAGATCACCATCCGCGTTGCCGGCGCAGTCGTCCAGGCAGACGGCGACGCGACGCCTGAGAGCGTCTGATGGCAACGCCGGACGGTCGGGTCGCCTTTGAGGCGGCGGGCAAAAGCGAGACGCTTCATTTCACCACCAACCGTCTCTGCGCGCTGGAAGACAAGGTGGGCCTGACCACGATCGAGGTGGCGAGCGAACTGGCGTTGGGCAAAACCCAGCCGCTTGGCGTCAGCAAGCGCACTCTGCGCGGGCTGTACTGGGCAGGCGCTGGCGAGCGCACGCTTGGCGAGGCTGGCGACCTCGTGGATGCCATCGGCCATCACCGGGCGGTCGCCATCGCCATTGAGGCGTTTGACGCGGCATTCCCGGATGCCGAGGATGGCGACAAGAAGGACGCCGACCAAAACCCTCCGATCGCGGCGGCTGGTTAGGCGCCCACCAGCAATGGTGTTCGCTCGGGTTGGACCCTGAGCAATTCTGGCGACAGACGCCGCGGGTCAATCGATCAGCGGTCAAAGGGCGGTTGGATGGTCTGAAGCGGGACCACCACCTTGCTATTCGAGAAGCGCGTTGGGCTGGCTGGTTCAGTCAAGTCAAGCTGAGCGAGCATGACAAGGCTATCAGCCGCCTGCTCGACGACAAAAAGCCGTCACATGGTCGCGTGATGACCGGCAAGGAAATAGGCAGCGCTATGCGCGCCTGGGTAAAGAGGAGCGGCTAAATGGCGGGTTCCTCAGTAATTGGCGCGCTGCGCGTTTCGCTCGGCTTGGACAGCGCACAATTCCAGTCCGGCGCCGATACCGCTGAGAAGCGCGCCTATCGGCTTGGCGAGAATATCGGCAAGGCGCTGCGTTCGCCCATTGATGCAGCCACTTCGCTAAAAGGTGCAATCGGTGGGCTCGCTGGCGCGCTGGCGCTGAACGAACTGGCAGGCGCCACGCAGAGGGCATTCGATTATGCCGATGCCATTGCTGACCTGTCCGACCGTACCGGTGCCAGCACCAAGCTGATCCAAGAGTTCCGCTACGCTGCACAGCTCTCAGGATCTGGTGTTGACGTCGCGGACGAGGCGCTGGGCAAGTTCACCCGCACACTTGGTCTGGCCCAAGCGGGCGGTGACGCGCAGATCAAGCTGTTCCGTGATCTCGGCGTCACCAGCAGCAATTTCGACACCGCGTTTCGTCAGACGCTGGATGGCCTCGCCAAACTGCCGAGCATCCAACAGCGTAATGCTGTGGCGCTCCAGCTGTTCGGGAAATCAGCGTCGACCCTCACCAGCCTGCTTGGGCAGGGTAGCGCCGGTTTCAGCGAACTGGCGGCGCGCGCCAACGAGCTTGGGATCGTCCTGCAGGACGACGTCATCCGCAATGCCGGGCAGGCTAACGATCAGCTCGACACGATGAAGATGATCTTGTCGGCGCAGTTCGCCAACACGGTCGCGCAGAACGCCAATTCCCTTGTCGCGCTGGCTCAGGGCGTCGGTGACCTGACGACGTCGCTGATCAAGTTCATGTCATCAAACCCCGAAACGGCGCTGGCCATCATCGGAGCACTGGCTGGCGGCCGAGCGGGCGGGTTGCCTGGAGCTACGGCTGGCGCCATCGCTGGTTATGGAGCCGGTTTACAAATCGGTGCAAATCGGGATGACGCCAACGGGAATTATCAGTTCCGTCGCGCGAAGCTGATTGAGGCTCGGAAGAACCGGCGCGATGCTCAGGCATTCCGTGCCGGCACTGGTAATCGCGGCATTAGCCTGAGCGACGCCAATGAAGAATTTACCAAGCAGTACGGCCTTTTCATCAAGGCACGAACGGCGGAAATCGCCGCGCGAAGGGCAGGCAAAAATGGTGGCGGTGCGACCGGGGGCTTGCCTACTGTCGGCGATGCCGAGGCCGCTGCTGCTGCCCGAAAGGCTGCAGCCGATGCCAAGGCCGCCGCAGCCGCGAAGAAGCGCGCAGCGGAAAAAGCGGCGCAGGATGAGGCCCGCTATCAGCCGCAGATCGGTCGCGCTCGCGACGACGAGTTGCAGGCGCAGCTTGACCTGACCGTCAATCAGACCGAGCGCGTCAACCTCCAGCAGGCGCTTCTGGACAACGAACACACCGCGCGCACCGAAGCAATCCAGTCCGATCGTGATCTGACGGCCGAGCAGAAAAAGCAGTTGCTGATTCTGGAGGACGGCACCTACGCATTGCGCGCGCAGCTTCTGCATCGCCGTGATCAGGAAGAAATTGCTCGACAGGCGCTTGATGCGAGCCGTGCCGAGAACGAGAATCAGCAGGATGTCTTGGGCGCACAGGCCCGCCTCGCCCGCACGGCCAAGGAGCGCGGCGAGATTGAGGCCAAGTTGCTTGACCTGCAGTTCGATCAGCTTCGCGCCGTCGAGAAGTTCAATTTGGACAACGCCACGCGCGCCGGTGATGCGGCCGGAGTCACGGCAGCGCAGAACCGGCTTAAGACGCTGGGCACGGTGCAGTCGCTGGCGAAGGAGCGCAGCCGGCAGGACAACTTGGGCCCGCTCGGTTCCTACCTGAATAGCCTGCCGCGCACTGCCGACGAAGTGAACGAAGCGTTTGAAGGTGTAGCGGCGGGCGGCATTCAGTCGGTTATCGACGGGATCGCTGATATCGGCGTTGGCGCCAAATCGCTGAAGGATGTTTTCTCCGACGTCGCCAACGACATCATCCGCTCTCTTCTCAAAATTGGTCTGCAAAAGGGCATCGCTGCTCTCTTTGGCTCGCTGCTCGGGGGCAATGCAGCACCAGCGTTGGGTCTGTCATCCGGCTTCAGCAAGGATGTGAACGGCCTGATCCTGTCGGGCAAGCGTGCCAAGGGCGGGCCGGTGACGGGCGGCAAGAATTACCTAGTCGGCGAGATGGGGCCAGAAATCTTCACGGCGCCTTCTTCGGGTAAGATCGTAGCGAACGATGACATCATGAGTGGCCGTGGCGACACGTTCAATCTTGGTGGCGTTCATGTGACTGGAGGTGTCGATTTGGCGACGCGCACCGAGACGTATCGACTGGCCGATGCGGTCAAGGATGCGACGATCGCAGCGATTGAGGACCGGAACCGTCGCCGTGGTTGATATCCCATGGCCGAAGGGCCTGACGCCTTACCGTGTCGCCTTCTACCTCCAGCCGCATGTCGGCGGGCAGGAAAGCCCAATCACCCGCGTTCGCAAGACCTATGGCCTGTCCGCCCCTCGCTGGCTGGCGCGGCTGAACTTTCGCGGTGGATATGATGGCCGGGTTCGGGGCGGTGACCAAGCCGGCTATGGGCCGCGGCTCGATAGCCTGATCGCCGATCTGGAAGGCGGGCTGAACCTCGCCGTATTCCACGACTGGCGTCGGCCGGTGCCCACCACCCCGGTTGCCGTTACCGGTGCGGTGATCAGCGCAGGGGCGGCGAAAGGCGCCACTAGCATGATCATCCGCGGCTTTGCGCCTCACTCGCACGCGCTAAGCCTCGGCGACTATGTAGGCGGCGACGGTCGACCGCATCTGGTCAGCGCTGCAGCCACGATCGCTGCGGGCGGCGTCGTCTCTGGTGCCGGCTCGCTGTTCGCGGATGCCACGGGATCAGTGGTCGTCGGCTTCAAGCCGCCCCTCTCCGCTGCGATCGCCACCAGCGCGCCGATGGTGTGGCCGGTCACCGGCCGCTTCCAGTTGGCCAATGCCGATGACGCGGGGCAGAACGAGACAACTGTCGGCGAGGTGACCGAATACACGCTGGAGTTCACGGAGTTTCTGCAGTGAGCGGCGTGCGCGACCTGCCCCTGCTACTGGCGGACGAGATCGCCAAGCCGGAACTGCGGCCCTTCCTGGGGCTGCATATCGACCTGCCCGACCCGGTCTATGCGGTCACCGGCAATGCCACGATCCGCTACAACGATCAGGAATGGACCGCGATTGGCGGCATCGGTTCGATCGACACCATCGGCGAGGGAACCGATGGGTCGGCGACCGGCGTGAAAGCTACGCTCTATCAGGTGCCGAGCGAGTTCCGCGACGACGTCGCCGATCAGGCGGTGCGCGGGTGCCTGTACGAACTGTACGTCGGCGCGCTGTCGCCGAACTATCAGGACGTCGTCGGCGTCAAGCTGATCTGGAAGGGGCGGCTTGATACTTACGAGATCGTCGACGCTGGCGAGACAATCACCGTCAGCGCCGGCGGCGAAAGCCGGATGCGCGACCAGCGCCGGCCGGCAATCAAGCGCTTCACCGACTGGTGGCAGCAGCGGCGCTATCCTGGCGATCGCGCCTTCGAATATGTCGCCCGTATGGCTGAGGTGCCGATTCTATGGGCCAAAGCCAAACAGGACGCGGTATTGTGACCGAGCCCGCATGGTCTTGGCACTGCGGCGACCTGTGGCGGGATCATGTGCTGGCCTCGACCGGGCGGGACATTTGCGACGTCGTCGGCTCCTCGCCGCGGTCAGTCCGCGATTGGGTGGCCATGATGCGGCGGCTAGGTGTCCGCGACATGGCTGGCGTCATTAGCGCGGTCCACGGCGATCCTGTACCGTATCGTCAGGCCCGTCGCGGTGACATCGTTCGGTGCGGTTGGGCGATTGGCATCTGCTGCGGCGATAAAGCCGTGTTCTTTGGCGGGGACACGGCCAGCATGGCCAGTGTTAGTGGCACATGGCGAATTGAATTACGACCGATCTCCGGCGCCAGCTTGGACGGCTGACACGGACACTAAGGGCTTCATCGGCTGCATAGCGATGAATGAAACAACGATCGCCAGCAGGGCGAATAGGATGTTGCCCACCAATACGCCCATTGCGATCTTCCAGACGGTCATAGCTGTCTCCTGCTCGAGCCCTAAAATACACGGAGGCGGCATATCGGCAAGGTTCTGAAGGCCGTAGCCATCATCGCGATCGCTGTGGCTGTCGCATATTTCGCTCCCCAGCTACTGCCCAGTGCGCTTTCGTTTTTGGGCACGGCAACGGCAGCTGCGGTAACGACGGCGGTTGTCTCGACAGCTATTGGCGTAGCGGTCAGCACGACAGTGGGGCTGTTCGCAGGCAGGCCGTCCGCTTCCGGTAGCGCGACACCGGGCATATTCCGCCAGTCAATCGCCAACAGCTTCCTGATCTATGGCAAGCGCCGCGCCGGTGGCCTTCTAATCTTCTTCCACCCCCGCACCGTCGGGAAGGAGCAATATCGGTACTTCGTGATCGCGGTCGCCGGACACCGGTGCAAGGGCGCGGTGCGCTGGTTCTTCGGCGATGACGAACTGGCGGTTGACGCTAGCGGGCTCGTCACCGGTGGCACCTATGCCGGAAACGCATGGCTCTGGCTGGCGCGTGGCACCGATGACCAGACGGCCAACCCGACCTTCGTCGCCGAGACGGATGGCAAGTGGACATCGGCCCACCGCGGGCGCGGCACCACGCTGATCTATGCCAAATTCAAGATGGTCGATGCGGTTGTGCAAGCCGGGATGCCCAACATCACGGTGGAGATCGAGGGGAAGGACGATATTCTCGACGTCCGCACAGGCCAGCGCGGCTACACACGGAACGCGCAACTGATCTTCCGCGACTTCCTCGCCATGCCGCGCGAGGAAGGCGGTTTTGGCTGCTATCCGGATGAACTCGACGACGACTGGGACGCAGCGCAGGCGAACGTCTGCGACGAGTCGGTTCCCCTGGCGGCGGGCGGCACTGAGCCGCGGTATGCCTTCGACAGCTACATCACGACCGGCGGCGCCCCCAGTGAGGTGCGCGATACGTTCGTGACCTGCTGCGCTGGCACCTTCACCTACTCGGGCGGCAAGATGCTGATGCGGCCTGGCTACTACGTCCCGCCATCGGCTACGCTGCAGGAGGACGACTTGGCCGGTCCGATCACGGTTCCGGCCATGCTGGCGGGCGATCAGGTCGCCACCGAGGTGACGGGCACGTACATCAATCCGCTGGCCCTATATCAGGCGGCAGATGCGCCCACCCGGTCAGTGCCTTCGGACGATGTGCGCCAGACGTCGATCGACATGCCACACATCACGTCCGGCACCATGGCGCAGCGCGTGATGGAGATCGCGCTGCAGAAGGCGCAGGCAGAGCGTCGGGTAACGTGGCCGATGAATATCATGGGCATCGCCATCTCGCCACTCGACACGGTGCAGCTGGCCACCGCCCGATATGGCCTGTCGAACTATGCTTTTCAGGTCGCCGGCTGGGGCCTGTCGCAGGACTTCTCGGTGGTCGTCCAGCTCGAAGAAACCGGGCCCGAGATATTCGAGTGGAGGGCCGATATGGAACTGGCGGTTGGCCAAGGTGGCGAACTAGTGAAGGCTACCCCGATCCAAGATGGTGTCGCCCGCGGCGCCTATCGTGTCACCCTGCTCGACCCCTCCTACCCCGTCGGCAGCGACACCGACAGCATCATCATCGATCCGTCGGAGGCGGTGCTGGACGATGGCCGATCGCTGTCACTCCCCGAGGGTCAGATCAACGATCTGATGGACGCCACCAGCTACGGCCTGTTCTGGAACCTTGACCTCTCCCGCTATGAGGTAGAAGCCTACCCGGCTGCCACTCGTATGGCGTCACCGTCCTTCGTCTTCATCGTCTGGCAGTCCACGTTAAATGACGACGGGACCGCGCCCTCCGGTGAAACCCCGCCCCCTGGTTATGGTGGGGGCGGATACACCCCGAACGTGGTGCTGCAATGAGCCATCAGCCCTCGACTATCCGCCGCATCTGGCTAACGATCACCCCCTGTCTGACGCCGGGCAAGATCGGATTGCGCCTATCGCCTGTGCCGCCCGTCGACATGAAGAACTGCATGGCGGTCCTGATGACCCGCGGCGATGTGCCCGTTGGCTGGCCTGTGGAATTGGAGGTGGTGAGCGATCCATCCGCAGATCCGGCGCTGAAGGGCAAGACGGGCGACGCAGCGACCGTCAAGGTCGGGAAGGTCGCGGCCGGTGCAGTCGGATCGGTGCCGGTCATCACAAACAGCGGCACGACGTCGGCCGCGATCTTCGACTTTACGCTCCCCGCGCCCCGCGACGGGATCGACGGGCTGTCTGCCTACCAGGTCGCCCGCGCCGAGGGTTATGGCGGTACGCAGGCACAGTGGCTCGCCAGCCTGATCGGTGCTGCGGGCAAGTCGGCCTATCAACTGGCGCGTGATGCGGGATATGGTGGAACCGAGACGCAGTGGCTGGCGTCGCTGAAGGCGGCTGACGGCGTATCGCCCGTCATTTCCATCGGAACGATCACGACGCTACCTGCCGGTTCACAGGCAACCGCGACCATCACCGGCACGGCAGCAGCACCTAAGCTGAATATAGGCATCCCGATCGGCGCAACCGGTGCCCCCGGCTCGACCATGATCGGCTCGATCACCCTGGCCGAAAGCAATCTGGTGTCGGTCAGCGCGGGGGTCCGCCGGCGGGTGATCGCGACGACCTTTGACCTGCCGCTGAATGTGCCGCTGTTCTTGCTGCCCAAGGCCCCTCCCCCGGTCGGCTACATCGTTCAGGCGGCATGGGCGATGAAGGTCCGCGAATTGACGGTCGACCTGACCCTGCCGGCCATCACCGCCCTCACCAGCTACAGCTTCGACAACTGGCTGCTGCGCACCAACACCTGATCTCCGGAGATAGCTATGGCAACGACCGCCCGTCTGGACCTGTCGGTCTGGCGCAACGATGACGTGTATGAGTTTCCAATTAGGGTTCGTGGCCTTGATCTGACCGGCAAAGATCTCCGCATGGAGGTGCGGCTGGAAGATGACACTCCGGGTGCGCCTCTGATCGCTCTGGCTCGCGCGGCAGACGGCAATGGGCTGTATGCCGACGCGGTCGAGACGGTTGACGGGCTTCCTGTCCAACGCCTTCGGATCATCATCGACAAATCGACGCTGCAGTCTTTGCCCTACTCGGGCGAGATGGGCGACAGCACTGCCCTGAAGTATGCCCTGCTGATCGCGGGGAAAACTCGCCTGACCGGCCGCTTCATCGTCCTGGCCCATGCCTATGGGTCGAACGCAGCGCCAGCCAACCGATCGGCTGGGTCGGCCATGTCCGTCGCATCTGCTCCGTCTGGGGGCGCAACGCTGGTGATTGCCGAAACTGATGCGGTCGAACTGGTGATCGACGGCGCCGGTGAACTGGGCGGGCTTCTCACGCGCGCTGAAGCCGCAGCCGCTACGGCAGAAGCCGCAGCCGATCAGATTGAGACGCTGCAGGACACGGTTGATGATACGGCCATTAGCGCGGCGGCGACCAAGTTTCGGACGGATCAGCTGGATTCCGGGGCGCGGTCTTCGCTTGGCGAAATGCTTCCTCGCGCTCGCGTCCAGCTATCCGGCGGCGCCATGCCGATCACGAACGGCCTGCGCTTTACTAACGGCGCGGGTAGCGGCAGCTTCATCGTCTATGATGCGCTGCTCAACGACGTGGACCGTGCCCGCATCCCTGCGGGCGCCAAGGTCCGTGTGCGGGCAGTATTCTCCATCGGCGGCGCGCTGGGCCCGGTCACGGACAGCTTCACCACCCGTGTTGTGCGCGGCGATCCAGTCAATCCCCCTTTCGAGGGGTCGGTTGACGCGGCTCGTTCGGTGTATGGCGAGAATGCCTATATTCGTGAGACGACCGTAGTTTGGGATGCTGCCATCACCGCGCTTGGCGGGCTGGTGCAGTTTAGCAACGTCCCGGCGTTCAGCGGCGTCCGCGAAGCCATTCTCACCTCTTTGACCGTCCTGATCGATGCGATGCCCGCGTCAGCAGAAACCGGGGCAGACCTCACCCGGCTGATCGAGCGGGAGCGGCTTCGGCTCGGGCGGGCGCGGCGCATCACAGTCGGGCCAGGCGGCGCGGCGAACTCGCTTGCACAGGCGGCAATGCTGACCGGTGGCGCGACCCCCGATGCGCGGGTACAGCTCCAGTTTCTGCCGTCGATCGATCCGACCAAGGCCGACTTGGCGGACGGCGTTGACGCGATCGGCGACGGCCCGACGCGGTCCCGGATCATCTACACCGGCCCGACCACGCTGACGGATGCCACCCGTACCGACCACGACCCTATCCGGCTGCGCGGCTCCAACCGTATCGCTGGTCTGGGCATCCGCGCTCGCAACGCCAACTACTGCGTCCACTCCGAAAGCGCCGGGTTCTTTGTCGATTGGCGTCAGTCGATTGAGGACTGCGACCTTCGTCACGACGGCAACGAAGCCCCGTTCAACGGCGGAACGGCGACCGTTGCCAGCCGATGGGTTCCTGCCCTTGGCGCTGGCCTGTCGTCGGGAAGCGTGCTGGAACTGACGCGGAGTCGGTTCACCAGCCTGAAGGGTGGCGGCGTCTACGTCCACAACGCGCAGGCTCAGGGCGATCCCTGCGGATGCCGCATCACGTCCTGCACGCTTGGCGGTGACGACCCCGTCGCTGCCGACTTGACTATCTCCACCTTGGGCTCAGGCACCGGCGACTGGATCGAACTGGATGGCGCCACGCTCCAGAACGGTCACATCCGCTATGTCGTGTCGATCGTTCCAAGCGATCCGCTGCTTAACGGCGCCGACCACACCGACTTTCAGGTCACCGCACGCGGCGTCTCGCCTTATGTGCTGGAGATCACCGACCCCGGCCGGGCGCTGCGCATCCGGGCCCCGAACGCGGGCGGTGGAGTCGTCGCTGTATCGGGCGCCGCTGCCGATGTCCTGATGTCAGCCGGCGAGCGCCAGACCCTGCCCGGCGATGCGGGGCTGAAGGCTTCGGCGCTGGGCTGGTATGATGTCGCGGGCAACAGCATGGGGTCGCGGCTGGGTGATTGCCGCACCACTGCAAAGGCGATGACGGTCACGGCCGGCGGATCGAGCGCGACCGTGATGTTCAATGCCGATCACCGCGGGCAGTCGAACGCGACGATCCTAGCAGCCATCAACACGGCGCTGGGCGGCGTCGCCAGCGCGGACCTTGTTTCACCTGGCGAACGCTATCGGATCACCGACCACGACCGCGAACGCGTGCTGCGCAATACCGGTACGGTCGCCATTCATCAGGGCGCCGTAGTGGTATATGACGCTGGTGGTACGATTTGCCGGGCCGCTGAGCCTGCGGACTTTTCCGCTGCCGGCGTGCCGCTGAATGGCTTGCTCCGCGTCGGGTTCGCCTTGGAGGATATCCGCACCAATGCGTCGGGCCGAGTGCAGATTTCAGGATGGATCAACTGGGACCATGTGTTGGGTGATGGAACGCGCCCGAACTTGACCGACGGGCTGCTCGTCAGGGCCGCGTCGGCAGACAGCGAAGGCCGTCACGGCACGCTCGCTTATGCTGGCAATACGTCATCACTGCTGCGCTGCATCCGGCCGAATATCAGTGATGGTCAGGGACGCGAGACGCCGACTATTCTCTCTCTGGATTAGAAGCTCGAAAGCCTTCCCTCGCGGTATGTTTTCTGTCATTGTGCAACCATCGGTTCCTGTCGTGACGGCTCGCATTGAGCCTTGATCCGGCGACCGCTTCCCCACCTGACGTTTTGAATACCGCAACCGTCCAGCCCTGCTTCGCGGGGCTTTTTGCCATGGGCTTTTCCCATGCTGATCCAGATCGAATGCGTGGCGACGATGCCCGCAGAGGAGTGCGATATGAAGCGGTTCGAAGAATATCTGCGCAAGGCGATTGAGGCGGCGCCGACGCCTGAGGTCGCAAACGCCCTGCGCGCCCTTCTGCCGCAGGCGGGGGCTCGTAGCGGCGGTGGCGGCGGTGGCAATCCCCCGCCCCCGGCTGCCGACTGATGATCAAGCTGGTCACCTTCGGCGTGCTGTGCGTGCTGGCTGTGGCTGCCGCAGCATGCGCACGCCAGGATCGCCGATATGCGCTGTTCGCGGCGCTGGTGATCCTCGCCAATTGGACGCTGTTCGTGATGCCGTGGGTCTATAACCCGGCATCGCCAGCGCACCTGATGAAGGTGGCCGGCTACCCCGCCAGCCATGAGAATATGTGGGCGCTGGCCGATGTCCTGAGCCTGTGCAGCATAGGCTGGTTCTGCCGAGACCATCTGTGGACCGGCATCCTGCTCGGCAATTATCTCGGCATGTTGTCGATGCTCGCCGTCGCGCACGTCAACGGCCTGAAATACGTGGACTACTCGATGGCGCTCGACGCCGCCCTGACTGTCCAGCTTGCCGTCATTCTCACGCTCGGAGGTGGCGGTGTTTCTGATCGTCTGTCTGCTGGCTGGCACCGCGGGCGGCGCGTCCTGGCTGATCTACCAGTGCTGGGCTCACATCTGGCGAGAGGAACCCGGTGATGGAGGGTGATGTCAGCGGCGCCGTCGAGATCATCGCGGCATCGGCAAAGCGCGCGCCATGGGGTTGGGGCGTGCTTGCCGGCATCATCATCGCCCTGATCAAGGTGTGGCCGGTCCTGAACGACCAAGTGGCCAAGGTCAAAGAGAAGCGCCGCACCGACAAGCGCGACGACATGGCCGAATGGCGCGAGCAGATGCGCGCGGAGATCAATTCCCTCAAGGAGGACGTGCGCCGCGGTCGTGAAGCTATGACGGCGGCGGACGAACGCTCCCACCGCGTCGAACTCAAGCTGATGACCGTCACCAGTGCCTTCCAGATGGTGGCCGGCGAGTTGCGGAAGCTCGACCCCGAAAATCTGACGCTGATCCAAGCAGTTGAGATGGTCGGTACAGCGGTGACCGAAGACATGGGAATGAACCTCGCGCTGACGAAGCTAGCGCGCGTGCCGGGAGTCGGGGAATGACGCGCACAGATCTGTTCGAAGCCATCCGCGATTTCGCCCCGGATCGTCGCTTCGACCCGCCGCACGTCAAGGCGATCGACGCACTGGCGGACATGTTCGGCATCGCGCGCGATGACGAGCGCACGACCAGCGCGGACGGCATCGCAGCGATCAAGGCGCACGAAGGCGTCGTGTTGAAGGCCTACCCCGATCCCGCCAGCGGTGGCGATCCCTGGACGATCGGCGTCGGACATACCGGCCCTGACGTGGTGAAGGGCTTGGTCATCAGCGGCGCGCGCGCAGACGAACTGCTGCGTGCCGATCTGGCGCGGTTCGAGCGGGCCGTAAACCGGCTGGCGCCTAAGACCACGCAAGGTCAATTCGATGCGCTGGTGTCGCTGGCCTTCAATGTCGGTGAGAACAATCTGGCGTCGTCGACGCTGCTCAAGCTGCACAACGCGGGCGACTATGACGGCGCGGCTGCGCAGTTCACGCGCTGGAACCGGGCGGCGGGCAAGGTCATGCCGGGGCTGACAAAGCGGCGGGCAGACGAAGCGCGTCAGTACAAGGGGCTGGCGTCGTGACCGAGCGCCACAGCCTTATCGCCTTCTGCACGCTGGTCGGGGCCATCTGCTATCTCGCCACCATCGCCGCATTGCTGGCCTTTTATGGTAAATATGCGGAGGCGCTTGGCTTTGGCGGGCTGACCACTGGTCTTGTGGGTGTGCTGGGCACATTCCGCCCCAAGAGCGGCGTGGAACCTGCCGGAACCCCGACCGATCCCATCTCTACCACGCAGGCGCGCTGATGCCCTTCCTGCTCCCCATCCTCGCCCGCATCGGTATCCCCGAGCGCTTCCGCCAAGCGGTCGGCATTCTCGCCGCGCTGCTGGCCGTGGTCCTGATCGTTGGCCTGATCGCTCTCGCTTTTAGCCGCTGGATCGCTGCCGAACGTGTCGAGGCCGTTCAGATCGACCGCGCTGACATGACGATCGAGGCGGCCAACCGCGTGATCGCTGCCGACCGCGTCGCGACCGCCAATCAGATTCCAGCCGACGAGGCATTTCAGTCCGCACAGAAAGAGGTCCAGCGCGATGTCGACACGAAATCGGACGGCAGTGCTGTCGGTCCTGGCACCGCTGCTGTTCTGCGCCGGGTGCGCGAGCAGCAAGCCGCGGGTCGTCGTTAGCGTCCCACCCGCTGCCCGCCTGACCTGCGCGCCCGAACCTCGGGTGCCGGTCGCATACACAGACGCCACCACGGCACAATTCATCGTCGACGCGCTGGAGGCGGGCCAGTCCTGCCGCTCGGCGGTCAAGTGGCTCCGTGACTGGGCTGCAGAGGTATCCCATGCTGAAAATCGGTGACCGTCTAGACCGCTACGCCATCGCGGCCGGCGAGGCATGGATCCAAAGTGTCCAGATGCGGACGTCCGTCGGCAATGCGATCATCGACTGGTCGAACCGTAAGCTGGTGTTATCCTTCTACGGCCCCGGCCGCAGGCTTGTCGACCAGATCGAGGGCGTCTATTCCGACGACGCCAGCGGCGCCTATTTCGCATTCGTCCGCGATGGTCGCTTCACCGAGGCGCTGTTCGGCAAGGCGCTGCAGGTTGAGCTGGCGGAGCGCTTGCTGGAAAGTAAGGCGGTGATCGCCACCGGCGCGCTGGCGATCGCGACATCGTCGGATGGCGTCACCTCGTTCGGCGGCATCATCGGCCGCGTGGATGCGCGCTTCACGCTCTACTTCACCCCGTCGCAGCAGATCTCGCTGATCGAGCAGGAACTGCTGCCCTATGCCGGCGTACCGATCACCCCCGGCCCCGGCATCACCACCCCCGCCGGCATCAGCAGCGACGGCACTCCCCAGGTAGGCGAGACGCTGACCGGTATCGATCCAACCGGCAACGGGCCGATCGTGGCACGCCGGTGGATGAAGGCCGGCGCGACGGTGGCGACGGCACAGACCTACGCCCCGACCGCTACCGGAGCGCTCCGCTTCGAAGCCGATCTGCAAGGCCCTGACGGCACGATCGCCACCAGCGGTTCGAATATCTTGGTGCAGGCGGCACCCGAGCCGGTGCCAGACCTGTCGGCTTACAAAATCGTCATCGCTCGCGACGGTGAGCCGATGTCTGCCCCTCTTGCTGCACTGGTGGCCTGATGATCGCTCGCTCACTTACCTGCGAACGCCGCGCCGGCTCACCTGTCACCGACGTGGCGACCCCGCTACTGGCATGGACGCTACAGTCGACGACCCGCGGCGATGCCCAAATCGCCTATCAGGTGCAAGCGGGCTCCGCGCCTGGCGGGTCGGACAGATGGGATACCGGCAAGGTCAACTCTGCCAGCCTGTCGGTGTCCTATGCCGGGTCGACGCTCAACTCCGGTGCCGTCGTCTATTGGCAGGTCCGGGTTTGGGATGCCGCCGGCAACGTGTCCGCCTGGGCCGCCGCGCGGTTCGAAATGGGGCTGCTCACCCTGTCCGATTGGTCCGGCGCGCTTCAGATCGGCTACCAGACGGCCGCCACCTCGACCGAGACGCAAGGCGCGGCGCTGCTGCGCAAGGACTTCACGATTGGCACCAAGACAATTCGGTCCGCCCGGCTCTACGCCACGGCGGTCGGTGTTTACCGGCCATATCTGAACGGCGTGCGCGTCGGGGCGGAGGAACTGGCGCCGGGCTGGACCAACTATAGCACCCGTCAGCACTACCAGACCTATGACGTGACGGCGATGTTGCGGGCCGGCGCTGCCAACGCGCTGGGCATGGTCATGGGCGATGGCTGGGCCTGCGGCTGGATCAACAACGGCTTCCTGACCCCCAAGCGCAAGCGCGGCAGCTTCAGCGACATCCCGTATGCCCGCTGCGCCCTGCTGATCGCGTACAGCGATGGCTCGACGGATCGGATCGTATCGGACGGAACGTGGAAGGCAATCGGCAGCGACACCGTTACGATGGACTTCTACAACGGGGGCGTCGTCGATGCCCGCTTCGGGCTGTCGTTCTCCGAGCCATCCCTGTCCGCATCGGCATGGGCGTCGGTCGCCTCCAAAGCGGCACAGGCCTTCCGTCCGCAGGCGCAGCCCTGCGCGCCGATCCGCCGGCAGGAGGTTCTTGCCCCGATCGCGCGGACCAATCCGACAAGCGGCACCTACGTGTTCGACATGGGCGCCAATCACGCCGGCTTTCCACAGCTGACGGTAGCGGGGGCATCCGCGGGGCAGACGATCACCGTGGTCTATGCCGAGAAGCTGAACGCGGACGGCACCCTGCACACGGCTAACCTTCGGACGGCCCGTCAGACCATCACGTTCACCTGCCGCGGACTGACGACCGAGACGTTCGAGCCCGTGCATGCACAGCTTGGCGGTCGATATATCTCGGTGAGCGGATACCCTGGCTCCCCGCCCATGTCTGCGTTGGCGAGCGTGCGGGTGTCGGCCGATGTTGCCCGATCCGCCCGGTTCGAATGTTCTGACGCCACGCTGAACGCGGTCTGGCTGATGGCGCAGCGATCGTATGAGGCCAACTTCATGTCGGTCATCACTGACTGTCATCAGCGCGACGAGCGGCTGGGCTGGATGTGGGACACCGCTGCCAGCACGCTCGCCATCCTGACCATGTTCGACGGTCTGGCTTACATGGACAAGAACGCGGTCGACTTCGATGACGGGCAGGATGGATCGGGTCGGTG